ATTAAATCATTAAGACCAAATGTAACAGATGCAGATTTTATGGATAACATAATTGTGCAAAACAATTCAGATGGTAATGGAGATTTTATAGCTTCATGGAATCACCCAACTGAAACACAACCAACAGAAGAAGAACTAAGTTAATGAAAAGAACTCCACTACTTATGTACCCCAACGGAACTTTTGCTAGAAGTAGTGTTATGGTTGAGGGCTGTGTGATAGTAGAAGAACCTGAGTTAGAAGATGAGGTAGAAGCTAAAGTAATAGATCAAACTGAAGCAGTTAAAAAGGCGGAAAGTAATGGACGACAAAGACCTTAAAACAGAAATAGAATTACTTAAACAAGATGTACATATCATCAAGACTAATCATCTTGCACACATAGAAGCAGATATGCGTGATGTAAAAGATGAAGTTAAAGAAATTAAAATAGAAATATTTAGATTCAAATACGTAGCTTATGGAGCAATCGTTGTTTTTGTCTTAATGAGTGATAAATTTACAGAAATATTGAGGTTATTATAATGGCATACGGAACAAAAATGAAAAAGACTAAGAAAACTGTTATGTATAAGAGTGGCGGTAAAGTCGGCTCTTGTGGTAGCAAGATGAAATATAAAAAAGGCGGTAAAGTCTTTAAGCCTTGCCCTACCTGTCCTACACCAGGAGCTTGTAAGAAAGCTGGTAAGTGTAGGAAAAAAAGTAAATAGTTATGGCTAAAATAGATAAGTCTAAAATGGCTTGTAATAAGCCTAAACGTCAGATATCTGGTGGTAAAAAGTTTGTTGTAAAAGCTTGTCAAAATGGTAAAGAAAAAGTTATCCGTTTCGGTGATGCTAATATGAAGATCAAAAAGAACCAACCTAATAGGCGTAAATCATTTAGGGCTAGGCACGGTTGTGATTCTAGACCTCCATCTAAAATGACAGCGAGGTATTGGTCATGCAAGAAGTGGTAAATAAATTATTTGCAGCAATCATTATACTTATAATTATAATCTTAGGTTACGCAATAGAAGATGCAGTATCTGATACGACATCATCAGGGGCTACAACAAATAATCAAACCAATACATCAGGTAGTAATACTTCTATATCAGGTGGTTACTCGCAAGAAACAACCAATAACTATACAGGTGGACAAACTAATACCACTACAAATACCACAAGTAATAGTACAAATGCTGAAACCGCTGTAAACAGTGCTAATTCGCCCAGTATGAGCGTTTATGGACAAGACAGCTGTGTCATACCACTTGCAGCAGGAGTGACCGTAATCGGCTTCTCAGGCTCATTTGGGAGCTATATGGTAGATGAAGCTTGTGAACGCAGAAAGAAAGCTAAACTTTTAAATACTCTAGGTATGAAAGTAGCTTCAATATCACTTATGTGTCAAGACGTTGACGTGTGGAAAGCAATGATGGACGCTGGAACTCCATGTCCTATAGATGGATTAATAGGGCAAAAAGCTAAACAAAGATGGGATAAACTAGGTAATGAAAAAGTTTTTGATTCTGTTAATGCTACCTCTAGTGGCAAATTCAGACACCACAGGTAATCTTCTTAATCAGGATTTCAGTACGTGGTCTGGAACAAACACAGCTAGACATGGCAACAATACAGTTGCAGGTGTTCATGGTCAATATGTAGAAACAGAAGTTAAACTATCTGACACACTTACAGAAGACCAAATCAAATGGGGTTGGACATCAACATTAGGTGCTGACATTTATCATTGGAATAATGATACTAGTGAAACTGAAATGATACAGACCATTACTGCAAGTGATGGAACAGTTACTACACAATCAAGAAAGATAACACTAGATACATATCAACCTTTTACTACTTATACTGATAGTCATACAGAAACTAGAAATGGTAATACTGATTACACAATAGATGTTAGATTTAACTTTAGTGAATCAACACAATTATCTGGACATTGGGCAGTTGATTTACAAAAACCAACACTCGTTATTGAGTACGAACCAAACCCTGTATTTCTATCTAGCACACAAACAGCAGAGATTAAATCAGTAGTCGATGATGTAGAAGAAATAAAAATAGAAGAATACAAGTTTGAAGAAGTTAAAGTAGATATTAAAGAAGAAATAAAAATAGAAGAAGTAAAATTTGAAGAAGAAATCAAGCTTGAAGAAAAAGAATTTATAGAAGAAACTATTGTATTTAAACCAGAAGAAGAGACTATTGTTGCTGAGGAGGAAGTAGTATATGAAACTGTCGGAGAAGCAGAAACAAGCCTTAGTAACGGAGGAAGTGAATCAAATGAGGTTAATGTTGAAGAATCAGAAAATAACGAAAGCACACCTGAGACGCTTGAAGAAGGCGGGGGTGAAGAAAGTCCTAGAGTCAATACTAGATCTATTACAGTAGAAGATGTTGAGAAAAGAATAAATAGGGCTACAAATAATATAAATCAACGACTAGTTGGTACTTCTTTATTATTGGTAAGTGTAATGAAAAGCGATATATCAATAGACAACTACGGTCAAATTAACAATAATATATTTAAAGACCAACCAAATATTGACGGTGGAAACTATGAAGATGCACAATATTATGCTGATGTTAGGGATATATATTCTGAGAGTCAAATTAGCTATAATGATCCTGCGGCAGAATATGAGCAAGATGTTCAGACTGCGGTAGATAATAGAATTAGAGCAGAAGAACATTTAAGGAGGATACGTGGATATTAAATTTATAGCAGGATTAGTAGGGTTAGTAATAACTCTTGGCTCTCTTTTTGTATTTCAAGGTCAACTAATACAAAGGATTGATGTGCTTGAATCACAATCTGCTCCAGATATTAAACCTCTGGAACAAGATATAGCTGTAAATAAAGCTGAGATTGCAGTACTAAAAGCAAAAGTAGATGAAATTAAAGCAAGAAGCGATAACCCACTAGGGCAATAATATGATACCAATGGAATTATTAAGCATGTTAGCTAGTACTGTACTAGGTGGTGTGCTTTCAATCATGGCACAAAAAGCTAAAGATAGAGCAGATGAACAAAAACTATTGCTACAAAGATCAGAGTTCGCAGCACAACAAATAGATAAAGCAAGAGAAGTAACAGATGCTTTTACTAAGAATACTCGTAGATGGATAGCCCTTATGTGTGTTGTGGCGATTATCGTCTTACCTAAGTTAGCACCATTTATAGACCCTAACATGCCTGTTTATGTAGGTTATGTAGAAACAGTACAACAAGGTTGGTGGATATTTGCATCAGATACAGATATGACACAATGGAAGCCACTTAATGGATTAGTAATTACACCATTAGATACACATGTAGTTAGTAGTATTATTGGCTTGTATTTTGGTGGCTCACTTGTAAGGAGATAATATGGCAGCACCAAAAGTACAATCTAAGAAAGATGCTTGTTATTATAAAGTAAAAGCCAGATATAAAGTATGGCCTTCAGCTTATGCTTCAGGAGCTTTAGCAAAATGCAGAAAAGTAGGGGCTAAAAACTGGGGTAATAAAAGTAAAAAGTAATGGCAGTTAGGAAGACACAAAAAGGAGCTGATCTAAAACGTTGGTTTAAAGAGAAATGGATAGATGTTCGTACAGGTAAACCATGCGGTAGAAAAAAGGGCGAGAAACGTGGTGTGCCGTATTGCAGACCATCTAAAAGAGTTTCAGATAAGACTCCTAAAACATCTTCAGAGTTAACTGCTTCAGAAAAACGTAGTAGAATTAACCAAAAGAAAAACCTTGGCCAACCAGCTGGTAAGCCAAGAAGAGTTAAAAGGGTTACATAATGGCAAGACCGATTAAGATAACAGGATTTTTAGGTGAGGCTCCGAAGTTTTCTTCTGAGCTATTACCGACTTCTGCAGCACAAACAGCTTTTAATGTTAAGTTATATTCTGGTGATTTAATACCATATACAATACCAAAGATTGTAGATAACACAGAAAGGTCAGAGGTAGTTGAAAGTTTACATGCATTAAAAAATCCAGATACTGATGCATTAGTATGGCTTAGCTGGACTTCTGATGTTGACTTAGTTCATGCTTCTGATTCATCTGATAACGAGCAAAGATTTTATTATACTGGAGATGGCGTACCTAAAGTAAGTAATTATGATTTAGCTACTAATGGTAGTGAGCCATATCCTGTAAGTAATGGCTATTATGAGTTAGGTTTAGATGTACCTACTACAACAGTCACAGCTACAGCTACATCTTTTACTGTAGTTAATTCAACACATTATGAAAGGGATTCTGGTAATACATCTACATATTATGGGGCGGCCAGCCATAATCTTCGTTCAGGTAATGTGGTTACTATAAGAGATTTTTCAGGCTCTACAGAAGCTGAGTCTTTTAATGCTACAAACGTAGAAGTTACTGTAATTAACTCAACAGATTTTCAATATTATAATCCTGGTGATCAGGTATCTAAAACAGCAAATACTACAGGTCGAGCAGATATGGCTGGTAGTACACAAATTAGAACTTACATATACACACATATAACTCCGTGGGGTGAAGAATCAATACCATCGGATGTATCAAATGAATTATTTATAAAAGAAGGTCAGACAGTTACTATAACTAGTTTACCTACAGCTAAACCATCTGGTGATAATTTTGTACGAGGTGTAAGGTTATATAGAAGTGTCACATCTGCAGCAGCTTCAGATTTCTTCCTACTTGATACACTATGGTTTCCTACATCTACAGCTACTGTATCTAGAACTAGTAACGTAGCTACGGTAAAACTAGAATACCCCCATAACTTAGTAGTAGGAGAAAGATTTAAGATATCAGGGTCCACGGCTGATAGCGGGAACTTTAATGTGACAGATGGTACAGTCGTTAGTGTTATAGATAGATATCAATTTACATATTCAAACTCAGGTTCTGACGTATCATCTACAGCAGATACTAATGGTACTTTATATCATGATGTAGCAGAACTAAGTTCTTTGTCAGCTAGATATTGGGGTGATAGCTCCTATGACTTTACTGATGATTTTCTAGTATCTGGGTTAACTACAATCGTTGAGTCAGAAAACTATGATAAACCTAAATCTACAATGAAAGGACTAACTAGTTTTAATAACAACATGTTGGCAGGCTTTTTTGATAACCAATTATGTTTTTCTTTTCCTGATAAACCACATGCATGGCCTATAAAAGATAGGCTAACATTTGATGAAAATATTGTTGGTATAGCAGTTACATCATCTTACTTAATTGTATTAACCGAAAAATATCCATATATAGTTTCTGGTAATAATCCAGAAATTATGACATTCCAAAAGATAAATGCTGAGTATCCGTGTGTATCTAAGAAATCAATTGTTAATATGGGTTATGGTGTTGTGTGGGCTACACATGCAGGGCTAGCTGCGTATTCAGCAGGTGGGGTTAGTATAGTAACTGCTAATATACACGATTGGGATACTTGGTCAGATGCTTTAGACCCATCTACTATCATAGGTCATTTTTATAATGGTAAATATTTTGGATCACATTCAACAGGCTCATTTATATTTGAGACAAACGAACAAGTAAAAGGATTTTTAGTTTCTATAGATTATACTTTTACAGCTGCCTACACCGATAGTGTATCAGGTGTTATGTATTTCACTAAAGATGCTTTAGGTGATATATTCGAGTGGGATAATGATGGTCAGGTTCTTGCACCATTAGAGTGGAAATCAAAAACTATTGTCACAGCAGACTATATGAATATAGGAGCTGCAAGAGTAGTAGCAGATTATACTGATATAGACCAAGAAGTTATAAACCAGCAAAATTATAACCTTGGTGTACCTACATATAATGCGGCTATATGGGCTGCAAGTGAACAACTAGGTTGTTTAAATGGTCCTACTGACTATCTAGATGGTAGTACTAGAGTAGAGAATGTAGGTAGTTTAAATGCATTTCCTGTAAATGGTGATGGTCAGACACAAAGCTTAATAGAAATTACATCTGCACTCCCAGTTACATTTAAGTTATTTGCTAATAAAGAGTTAATATTCCAAGGAACTATATCATCAAGTGATATATTTAGATTACCTACTGGGTATCGTACTGACACAATTGAGGTGTCTGTATCAGGATCAGCTAGGATCAGGTCAATACATTTAGGTGAAACTCCTAAAGGATTAAGTGCAATATAATGGCTAGGTTTGTATCAGTTCCAGGAATACCAGAACAAGAACTTTCTGATACTACATCTATTTTAGTATCGGCAGTAAAACAGAATGTTGAGCTTTTAGCTGGCCTTAGAGGTGAAGAAGATTCATCAAGTAGAGCAGTACTTAGAGGCGATATTGGTGTAGAGCAAATGTCAACACAGGATATGCGTCAAGTTACAGCAAAAGGTAATGGATTCACAATAAGTGGACAAGAAGTAGTAGCACTTGAAGACTATGTAAAGTTAGTTACAGATGTACAAACACTAGCAAATGATTTAGCATATACAAGAGCTGTACTAAATGCTTTAATAAAACAGATAAAAGGATAATATAATGCAATACGAAGATATGGAAAATAATGTAGGTATAATGGGAGATAATATGAATACTGATGTAGATACGTCAGCTTCACCATCATTAGACCTACCCCCACAGATACAAGCAATTGTAGATATGCCAGCTATGGGTAGTTTTGATATGCCTCAAGATCAACCAAATACATATCAAGAAGGTGGTATGGTACAACCAGCAGGGCTATCTATGCAGCCACAACAAGGACCTACAGATGGTAGAACTCTTGATATGCAGATACAACAGATGGTATCTCAGAATCCAGAAGTACTTGTTAGAATTAGAGCAGGTGTAGAAGCAGGCATACAATCAGGTGAATTAAATTTACAAGAATTAAATATGGCAGTTGAGTTAGCAAAAGTTGTATTGCAAAACCCTGCTATGTACCCACAGATTAGACAGTTTGCTATCCAAAAAGGATTAGCTACAGAACAAGATATACCTGCTGAGTATGATGAAGGATTACTTATAGCACTTATTATAGTTGGTAAGTCATTAGATGCAGATATAAACTTTGGTGGGGCTCCAACACAACAAATGCAAGAGGGTGGTGTATTAAAAGGCCCATCACATAAAGACGGTGGTATACCAGTAAAAGTAGCTGGTGTTAACAACGCTGAGATGGAAGGTGGTGAGTATGTCATACCTAAACATGTTGTTATGGCAAAAGGTACAGAATTTTTTGATAAGATGTTAGCTAACTATGAGGATAAAGAATAGTGTTGGCTGAGGTAAAGAAAGAAGAACTAAAATATGAACCTCAGTTATTATCAACAAAAGAACTTATAGATAGGTATTGGGGTCAATGTGTACCACTACTTCAAAAGTGTATTGATAAACAAATGGATGGAGAACTAGATATAGAAGATATTTACTCCAAAGCTTTAAAGGGTGAGATGTTTATTATAGCAGTTAAAAATGACAGTACCGAAATACCTGACGTAAAGTTAGCTTTAGTTTTAGAATTGGTATATTATCCAAAGTATACAGCCATGAATGTAGTTGCATTAGGTGGCAAAGATTTAAAAAATATGATAAATATGTTCTGGAAACATGTTTGTGGTTGGGCAAGGATATGCGGTATTAAGAAAATGGAATGCTCTGTACACCCAGCAATGCAAAGAGTTTTAGAGGATGTTGGTTTTAAACAACAATATGTCCAGCTTAGACAGAATATAACGGAGGACTAGATGTCTACAGAATTAAATCCACTAGCAGTTTCTATTAGAAAATGTAACGAAATTACTTTACACCCACTCAACCCTACAATGCATGGTGGTGGGGGTATCACAAGAGTTATTGCAACGGTAGCTGCAGTAGCAGTGCCTTTTGCAGCCCCTGGAATTGCTGCATCACTAGGTGTATCTGGTGCTATATCTGCCGCAACAGGTTTGACAGTCAGTAGCACAGTTGCTTCTGCAATCACAGGTGCAGCTATAGGTGGTATTGCAGCCGCAATCGGTGGACAACCTATAACTAGAGGTGCTCTTATGGGTGGTATCGGTGGTGCTGTCGGTGGTTACTTACAAGGAGAACCAGCGATTACTACTGCAACTGGAGAAGCCGTAGCAGCTGGAGGATCAGGTTTACCGCCAATTCCAGAAATTGGTTTATCATCAGCATCTCCTACTGAAGCAGTGTTTGGACCTGCAGTATCTGGTCCTGCTTTAAGTGTTCCTGTTCCAGGAGCTGGTATAAGTATTCCAGGAGCTTTACAACAATCAGCTGTAACAAATACGACAACTCAAGGATTAGGTCAAGAATTATTAAGTAACGTACAAAGGGCAGGCTCTAAAGTATTAAATAGAATAACTAGTCCAGATGTTTTAGCTTCGGCAACACTACAAGCTGTAGGACAACTTACTGCTGCAGCTATGGTACCTGAAGCTGGTCTTCCAGGTTTCTCACCTGAAGAACAAGAACTAGTAGAAGCTAGAAGACAAGAATTAGAAGAGCTAAAAGTTAGAGATTTAGATGCTTATAATCAACAGATTGCAATATCGAAACAATATCTACAACAAGCTGGTTTAGTTGACCCAACATATTTTGCAGCTCAGTCTGCTAATAGAGCATTAATAGCTTCAGCTCGTGCTAGAAAACAGCAAGAAGATGAACAAGCATTTGACCCATTTAGAACTCCTACAGCAGGTGAAAATGTCAGAACAAATCTAGAAACAGCTAGACAAAGACAAACAGCTTTTGATAAAGGGTATCTTCAAGGTATTGGATTACAAACTGACTATACAGAAGCAGCTCGTAAGACTATGCCTGCCTCAAGTCCTACAAACTATTATGACAGGTTAGCAGGTTTACAAGGTACTTTAGCTTATGGCTCAAATTTAGGTAATAAACAAAGACAAAATGTAGCTGGTTATATGTCTCAATTTAATCTACAAACTGGTAGAGATGCGGAAGATCAAGAAAGAATTGATGAATCTATAAGAGCCGGTTTGGCAGAGGTATCTCCAGATTCTTATCTAGATGACCAACTTGAGAAAAATACTCAAGGTTATATGGGTGGTTTAACAACATGAGTATATTTAAAACGGGATTAACATTAGACCCAAATGCTTATATAACTGCTGCTAAAGGTTATAATGAATTAGCTCAGATACAAAGACAGAATCAAGCTAGGATTGATGCTGAAGAGATTAGAGATAGAATAAGAAAAGCACAAGAACAACAACAAACTTCTTTTATTCCTGATGCACCTGATTTATCTGCACCACAATCAGCGGGGCTAAGGCAAATGCCCGTTGAAGGAGCTACAGGCCCATATAAAACTGTCTCTGGTAGTGAACAAGATAGAATGCTTAGAGAGCAAGATGCAGATTTCGCAGGCTCTCCATCTCTACCAAGAAATATTGTATTAGAACAAGCTGCAAGGCAAAAACAAAATGTAGGTTTAGGCTTACCTAGATTTGGTTCTGGAACAAGAGGTATGTTTATTGGGTTAGGACCTAAGTTTACAGATGTTAAAATGACAGATAAATCTGTCTTATCTAGGGATATAGCAGGGCAAGCTGACTATCAAACTTTTAAACCAGGAGATCAATTACCTGGTTTGTTTACTGGTAAGCTATCAGAAGATACACCACCTAGTATAGAAGAATTTCAAAAAGAGAAAGAAGTAAAAATAGATAACACAGGTAGAGTTGTAAGAGTATCTGATGGTAAAAAATTAGGACTTCAAAAAGACGGAGATGTGTCTGAAAAAATTCAAACTGCTGATGAAAGAGTTCGTGAAGATTATACCAAAAGATCTAAAAAATATATGAAGAACCCAAGTGGTATAGGAATAGATATTAAAAAAGAACTAGATAGTAGGAAGTCTAATGCAGAAGAAGCTAATAGATATTATAGATTAGCTCAACAGTATTATGCAGTATATCAAAATTCAGGCTCCATGGCTGATCTTGACTCTTATAAAAAAGTCAGAAATATTGCTGATCAATATAAAGGTATAGTAGGCAACCATGATAAACAAATATTATATCTAGAAGGTATGCAAGGAATAAATGATTTAGCACGAGGTAGTACAGGTCGTGCATCAAAAGTTGCATCTGCTTACTCTGCAAATCAAACTGAAATTGTAAAAAGAGATGACGATAAATTTGACGTGTATGTAGATGGTGAATTATCTAGTGAGGAAGTAACCCTTAACGAATTATCTGCACAATTACGTTTACAATTTGATTCAACTTACAAACAACAAGTTGCTAAGTCTAATGCTGAGATGGCAATGCAGAAATTTAAGTCTAATTTAGATATTGCTAAAGAATTACAAATAGCAGTAGCAAATGCTAAAACAGAAAAAATGAAGATAATGCTACAGAAAGAAGCAGATCAAGGAGCTAAAGTTGTAAACGTTGGTGGAGAACCATATATAGAAAAAGGTGGTAAAGTTTTCGCAGTAGAAGAATTTGAAACAAAAATTGGTGATGTTGAGCAAACTAATTATAGATTAAAACCAATAGACTATAGAGAAGGTAATTTTATAAAAGCTAATCCATATGAAATGGCATATGGTGATAAAACTCAGTAGGTAGAAAGTAATATGGTAGATAAAGTAGGTTTAACACCACAGATACCTGCGAATATCACAGCTTCAGATGCTGTGGCTTCTGGCATTCCAGCTAGCCCATATACTTCTAGTAACTTCTCTAACCAAGCAGATCAAGATTTAGCTCAGTCATCTGCTTTACTTGATATTGTTACTGATACATCACAGCTTGAAGAGCCTGAACAAGTAAACTTAGGCCCCCAAGTATTATTTAGCCCATCAAAACAAAAGATGTTTGTCAATGGAGCTACCTTTGACATTGATGATTATCAATCAGCACTTGATGCAAAACAATTTTTATCACAACCTACAGCTGAAGCTCCGATGGACGTAGCACAAGACTGGGTTAGAGTTAGTCCAGAAACTTTTACTAGTTACATACAAGATATAAAAAATCCTAGTACAGGTACACTAGCTCTTAGAAACTTGGAAATTGGTATGGACAATCTAAAGTTACTTACTGGTAGAGGCCTACAATTCTACGGTAAAGAAGAGACAGGCAAAGAGTGGGTTGATGAAGCACTAACAGATTTATATAAAAACCAACCATTTCAAAGAGAGTTTTTAAACGAAGCTGGTAAATTTGATAAAGGAACTAATGAATTAGTAGATTGGTTTGTAGCAAACTTAGCACAACAAGGTCCTATGATATTTGAATCTCTGGTTGTAGCTTTAGCTGGTGGTGTAATTGGTGGGCTAGCTGGTGGTGGTGCGAATCCTTTCTCAGCATTCGGTGGTGCTTTAAGTGCACTAGCAGGCAAAGAATCATTTAAGCAAGGTGTATTAGCTGCTGCTAAAAAATATGCTTTAAAGCAGCCAATGACTACTGCCGAGAAAAAACTTCTTCGTGAAGTATCAGGTATGGCTGGTGCAACAAAAGTTAAAAACGATGTTAAGTATAACAATCCATTTACGGGTAAAGAGAATAGAAAAGCTGCAGAATATGCTGGGTTTAAAATAGCAGAAAAAGCTGGTGCAACTCAAGCTCGTATAGGTGGTGCAGCAGGTGCATCTATACTTGGAGGTCAACAATTAGGCCAAGCTGATATCTATGGTGAAGTATTAGAGACAGGTGTTGGTGATAGAGGCACAGCTTTTATAGGTTCGTTCCCATATGCTGCGGCTGAAGTTATACCCGAATTTCTTTTAGCAAGTAAAGTATTAGGCTTAAACCCAGCTAAATTTAAAAAGGGTAGTTCTGCTTTAAAACGTGGTCCTAAGAGTCTTATCAGACGAGCTGGTGAAGGTATTGCAGTTGGTGGTGCATTAGAAGGTGCTACTGAATTAGCACAAGAATCTATATTACTAGGTGGTACAGACCAGTTGGGAGATGCTGGTACATTTAGAAGATTACTCAATGCGTTTGCAGCAGGTTTTGCAATTGGTGGTCCTATCGGTGGTATTGCAAATCTTAAAACAGATAAGGTTGCTGATGTATTAAACCCAGAAGGTAACAAAGACGCAGAGCCAAACAATAAAGATAAAACTACTGATGAACCTAAAACAGAAAAAGGCGGACAGATACCATTATTTGGTTCTGAAGTAGTATCAAGAAGTAGAGACCTTAGGAGAAATCAAACAGGGGTAGCACCACAACCTACTGCTTCTGCTGTTGCTACACCTGTGGTTACACCAGAAGCTCAACCAACCCCAGTTACAGTGGCTGGTGATACGGGTGTTACAACTTTACAAGCATCACCGACTCAAGATGCAACGGTTGAACCTAATGTTCAAATTCCTACGGTACCAACAGGGCAAGGAAGTTTACTTACACCAACAGGTCGTGCTAGAAATAGAAGAAGACAACCTACTCCTACAACACCCGAAACTACAACGGCTACTCCTACACCTATAGAAACTACAACAGCTACTCCTACACCCATAACAGATTTTAATGTTGCTGAAACTGTAGATGCACCTGCACCTAATCCGATTTTACAAACAGTACAACAGGCTGGTCAGAAGACTCAAACCCCTCTACTCGATAGCACTCCCTCTGGCCAGTCCCAAACTCAAGTTAAACCAGAAACAGATATAAACAATGATTTATATAAATTAAAAACAGGTAGAACTTTAAGCACTCTTGACCAACAAGAGTTAATAGCTCAAAGAGACAGACTAGTAGGTAAGAAAAAATTAACCAAAAGAGAAGATAAAGACCTTCAAGCTGTTACAGCTGCTATTAGTAGGCGTGAAGCTAATATGACTACAACAGCAGAACAAGATAATAAACTACAACAAATTGTTAATGAGCAAAAACAAAGAGACGAATTAAATAAACGAAATGCAAAAATTCTAAAACAAGCTGAAAGAGAAGAAGCTAAACGTAGAAAAACTGCTGAAAAACTAGAAGCTGAAAGAGTAAAACAAGCCGAAGCACAAACTAAAATATTAGAAAATCAAGCTGCCGCTACAGCTGCAGCAGTAACAACAGGAGGTACACAAGATGCCGTTCAAGAGCAAGGCACAGATGAGGTGGTTACGCAAGAACCGACCAGACGTGGCGAAGGAGTTCGAGAAAGAGACGAGCAACCAGCAGTTGCTAAAACTACCAGAGAAGATCAAGAAGACCAAGGACAAGCTCAAGCTGGAAGCACGACTACGAGACAAGAATCGAAAGCAGAACAGCTTAAAAGGGGTAGGCAAGATCGCAAAGAACAAGTTCAAGAATCAACCGATAGGGCGAGGGAAAATCGTGTAGTAACACCTCCTAAACCTACTAGAGATCCAGCCACCGTATGGGCATCTTTAGGTACAGTTTTAAGTTACGATGCTATATCACCAGAACTTAAACAACAGTTTGGAAGTGACCCATCATTTACAAGGCCTGAAATGAACATGGCTAAACTAAGAAGTAAATATACATCAGCAGCTTTAAGAGAGTTTGATGAGCAAAAAGCAAATCTGCCAAATGCAGAACGATTAATAGAACAACAAATGTTAATAGAAGAGTTGGAAGGTAATACTACTTCTGATGAACAAATGCTTAGAGAGACTATAAGAGATATGATAGATATAGCTTATGGTTCTGATAATCCAAACCCTAATACTAATAGAGATATACTAGGAGGTAAGTCAGAACGTAAATTTGTTAATGACTTTCTACTTCTTACAAACTTTTCAGACCAACAGTTAAACATATTAAGAGAAGAATTTATTGATGTTATATCAGAACGTGGAAGTCTTACTTATCAAACAAGAGGTGTTAAATCAGATTGGGCAATCATAGCTGAAGATAAACTTTCAGCTTTAAATGCAATCATAAGTAAAAGAGATGGTAAAATAATAGGCCTACCATCTGAAATGAGGGCAACACAAGAACCAGTTACAGGTGTCGTTGGTGATACAACTCAAGAACCTACAATATTAACTGAAGAGCTAGCTACACAAAAACTTGTTAATTTAATAGACAGTCATATAAGTGGTAAACCTAAAGATCTAATCATTAATAAAACTGTTACTAAAGGTGCTAACAAAGGTAAAAAAGTTCGTAGTATTATAGATATAGAAGATTTATTTGACCAAGCAAACCCAGAGTTTATGATGAACGGGGTTAAACTAAAAGATTACTTTGATAATCAAGGTAATTTAAATTTAGGTATTTCAAATATAGATGGGACACAAAGATTTATACCTAAGCCTGTGTCTAAAAAAGCAGCTCCTTCGTTTGATGAAATTATAGATGAGGCTGATTCTGAGACAGGTGACTTCTATAGATATGATGGTACAAAAATTACTCAACCAGTACCTAAAGGTAAAGCACAATTGATAGTTAAACAAGTACTACAAAAACTTGAGACAAAACCTAAAGTTACTGTAGTTAAAAACAGAGATGATTTAAGAGATACTAATCCTAAATTATACGATAGAGCAGTTGCAGCTAGAGAAGATTTTGCTACTGTCAATGCGTTAGGATATTCTTTTAGTGATCAGATAATAATATTCACAGACTTCATTAAAGACGAACAAACACTTCGTAGTGTTATAGCTCATGAAGCATTAGGACATTTTGGGTTTAGTGCGTTTGTACCTAAAGGAGAATTAAAACTAATTCTTGATGACATATATGAAAGTGACCCTTCTATAAAAGCAAAAGCAAATATACGTATGAATAATGGTGAAGAAAGATATGAGGCTATAGAAGAAGTTTTAGCTGATTATGCAGCTCACGTTGATTCACACATACTTGCAAGATTTTGGAATGCTATTAAAAACTTTATAAGTAGAGCATTTGGTTCTGGTAAAGATTACATACCTTTTATGACTTTCAGTGATGAGATGACAAGATATTTAGTATATCAATCTCGTAAGAACTTACGTACAGGCGGTAGTGGAGTTGTAACGGTACGTCAAATGGCAAAGAATATAGAAAGAATAAGAAACGAAAGCAGTTATGGTCGTTACTATGTAGAGTCATCTACATCTGTAGCTGGTAAATCATTAGCAAATCAAATGATAAACATAAGTGGTGAGCCAGCTGGCATCTTAAACTTCAAATCTTTCTTTGATAAAGCAAAACAAAAAGGTAAAAAATTATATGATAGTGATTCACCTAAGGATGTAGCTAAGTGGTTTGGTAAACAGTTAGAAAAATTACAGACACTAGATAACATTGCTTTGCGTAGTGAAGGGCTATCTAAAATCTTTGCTCTATTCCAAGGTCAAACAGCAAGAACAAGAATGTACCAGCAAAACTATCAAGATATGACGAAGTTTACTCACACTCTAAAGAATAAAATTCTTGATAAATTAAGTGCAGGATTAATAGATGCTGATGGTCCTACCAATGATGAACTAACTCAAGCTGGTGAGCTGTTAGCTTTCTATGCTTTATTTAAAAGTAAAGGTATAACTCAAAATTCTATAAACGAAGCTGAATCTTTAGTTACAACTAATAAATTTGGTGAGCGTGTTATTAATAAAGCTGTCTTTGATAAAATGAAAAAAGATAATATGCCGAGTAAAGAAGAATTAGAAAATGGATTTGATGTTGTGTTAGATATATTAGAAGACGGCACACCTAATGTAAATGGTGCAGCATTTGCATATAAACCAAAGTTTCAAATAACAGATAGGATATACAAAATATTTGAGGAAAATAGAAACACTGTAAACGAAGCAGCCAAAGATTTATTAGAGTCTAACTTAGAAGCTATTGAAGTAGAAAAACAAGACATACTAAAACTAGTAAGAGATGTTGCAGAAAACAAACGAGGCATCGGATCTACTGTACAAGATGAAGCTGCAGCTAAAGCAATACTAGATAAGTATATAGAAATATATTCTGAAAACTCAACGTTAGATGGTGTGGGTATAAGGTATGCCCCTGAATCACAAAAAGCAGCAGAACGTTTTTTACGAGATGTTAACCGTGCTTTATGGGAACCAAAAAAACTTAATGACTGGGTTAGTGGTGATACTAATGAAGTTCCTATATTAGAAAGAGGTAGTGAAGGATTTACTGATGTTGTAAATAGTCTACAACAACTTCACCAAATATATTCAGGAAATTCAACAGATGCAAAAAAACTAACTAAAATCATAGAAAATTTATTAATATTAGATTTAAAAAATGTAAACAATGAGTTCAATGCTAAACGTACTATCATGGGTGCATATGTACCATTTACTAGACGTGGTGAATATCAAGTAACACTTAGAGCATTTGATGATAACGGTAATGAAATAGAACTTGATGACCACACTAAAAGTGTATTGCCATACTACCAAGTTGGCTCTAAAAAAGATGCACGAGATCTTGCACAGGGATTAATAGAAGACTTCAGTGATACTAAATATAAATTTAAAGATAAAAACTTACAAGATGTTGAAGTAAATCTAAGACCAGAAACTAGTAGAGTCGGTGAGTCTGCTCCACTTGCAAGTTCTATGAATTTAGATGAGTTCACCAGTATCTTAGTTAGACTAAATATAAATTTAAAAACAGAGCAAATGAAGAAGGTAACTACTGCTTTAACTAAACAATCTGATAGAGCAAGAAGAAGTTTACAACGTTCAGGTACAGGAGGTTGGGATACAGATGTAATAAGAAGTGTATCAGAACATCTAGAAACCATGTCTCATTCGGCTGGTAAAGTGTTTTATTCACATAAATTAAACAGATATACAACAGATAATAAACTGTGGATGGGTGATAAGAACAAACTAAACAGACTAAAAGAAAAAATGGAAAACGTTGAGCGTACAGGTAACGATGACCAAATAAAAATTGCTCAACAACAGTACGATTCTTATGCAAATATGTATAGATATTCAGCTGGTGATGTAACAGGCGAAACTATTACTGTATATAAAGGTAGTGGTAGGAACAGAGAAGCAGTACAGGTTAAAACTGAAGGAGAAGGTAGAAGTTATAGAGATGTTGCTTCAGGGTTAGTAGATTACTATGGCCAAGCTGGAAAAATAGATGTATCTACAGAAGACTTTTTAGCGGGTGAAGTAGGTTCTGGTTTTAAATTACTAACAGTAACTTCACAACTTGGTGGATCTGTAGCTACAGGTATGATAAATATGATATCAATGGCTACCCATAGTGTTCCTTTCCTAGCTACATATAATCCTAAGACTGGATATGGTGGTGGGTTTGGTTTAATGAACTCAAATGCAGCTATACTAAAAGCACTTCGCAATGTAAAAAATTTAAAACTAGAGCAACTATCTCATGTTCGAGAAGTAGCTGCGAAAACTCCAGAAGGTAAAGCACTACAAGAAAAATATGGTTTATCACAAGATGAAGCTCAAGTACTACTTGATGCTACTGAACAAGGTGTACTTCAAGCTGCACAGTTTAACGCTTTAGTTGGTACAGCTAGAGGTGGACTAATGGCTAGAAAAAATTTAGCTGGCTTCGTTAGACTTTGGATGAAAACATTCTCTATTACAGAACAATTAAACAGAAGAACAACTTTCTTAGCAGCATACAGATTACAAAGAGATAAGCTACAACGAGCTGGTGATTTAAAACAAAATGAAATACAAAAGGCCGCAGAAGAATTTGCATTAAAAGCTGTTAACACATCTCAAGGTGAATATGGAATGTTTAACAGACCAGCTATGGCTAGAGGACCTATACTTGGTCTTATCATGATGTATAAACAGTTTGTAGTTATTACTGTAGAACTCATGAGACAATTAAATGTAAAAGAACAAGCTTATATGATAGGTTTAATTGTTTTAATGTCAGGACTAAAAGGTTTACCTTTTGCCGATGATGCATCAGATTTAGCAGATACGCTAATGCAGAAGTTTGGTTTTAAACAAGCTACTATAGAAAAACAACTTAATGATTTCTTAAATGAACTTGCACCAGGGCTATCACCAATAGTTATGAGAGGTGTTTTAGATTACTATCTTGGAGCTACCATGTCTACTAGATTAGGCTTCGGTGATTTAATACCACTAACTGGTGCCGGTAAAGCAGGATCAGATAACTGGCAAGAAACTAAAAACTTCTTTGGTCCTGTGTTCTCAGCATTTGAACAGTCAGTAGCAACTATGAGTTTGTTGTCACAACAAGGTGCAGAATTTATAGGTCTTAAAGATGAAACAACTTCTTGGGCTGATGTATTAAAGAATCAACCATTCGGTGCACTTAGAGGTATATCAGATGGGTTTACTTACCTTAACGATGGTGCTGTTACAAATAAAGAAGGTAAGGTGCTAATGAAAGAAGCCTCTACCATGCAAACTATATTTAGGTTTTTAAACTTCTACCCAGCTGGTGCTACATATCAGAATGATATTATAAGAATGAGTAAACAAACAGATGGCTATGTTAAATCAATTAAGAAATCTTATACAGATGCTTGGGTGAAAGCTAAGATAAATAAAGATAAAAAAACTATGAGGTATATTGAAAAAGAAGTTAAAGAACACAATAGAGAGTTTAGAGGTACTGAATTTGAGTTTAAAAATTGGCTACCTTCAGCACGAAGAGCACACAAAGCTTGGTCAATGCCTGCTGTTGAAAGATATAAAAAGTTTGCTCCTAAAAATATTAGACCTGAAACAGAGTTTTTATTAGACGCATATGAAAGTGTAATTAATGATTACTAGTCCTCATCTAGCATATCAACATACCACATATCTAATACTGTTCTTTTTAAGATACATTGAATACCACCTTGACCTGAATCAGCAGTAACACAGTCGGCTACTTTATATTCTGATTTAGTTTCTTTGATAAGCCACCCTATACTACGACAATATGCTGGCTCAATAACATCTACATCATCTACCCACCCAGAGTCAGCAGTATGATCTTCCCAATCTATGATAACTATAGGGTATTTCTCTTTGATTTCTTTTGTGTTTTCTATCCTAACCCTTTTCATACTGTGTATTTTTTACCTCTAAAGAATGCTGAACGATGGAGATTGCTTACTTGTACTAGTTCAGGATGAACTGTTTTCTCTTGTGGGTCAACAGTTATTACAGCAAACCCATTGTTCCAATCATTAGCTACATTATCTTCAAGGTAAGGATGGTATTGTTCTGATAAGTGTCCTGTCTGTATAGACATTGATGTTGTGGAATATGTGTTAAATGTTCTAAAGTTCAGTTGGTGTGTATGTCCTGTTACAATATGTATACCTGACCTCATAGAGTTTTGATATGCAGTATGGACACCACCTCTCATTCTATGTTTAATTAAAACTGTATCATCTACTAAATGAGACATAGCCCAATCCCAATCAGGAAATAAAGTTTGTATTTTAAATGCTTCTAAATCTTCAAAGGCTCTACCCCAAGACATAGCTACTTTAGATAATCTAGTTTCATGATTACCAAAGGTTGCTATTTGCTTAATAGGGTATTTAGCTTTATCTATTATCTTTTGAAGTTTGTTTATTTGAGCTTGTGAATCATATATCTCTTTTTGTACTGTACGTTCTTTTGGTCTTATCTCTGTGTGAAACTTTGCAAACGAAGATAAGACTGATAAATCCATAATATCACCATTAGCTACAACACATTTAAGTTGTCTTGTTTTAACTAAATCTTTTAATACTTCACACATAATTTTAAAAGATACTGTTTCGTGCCCTTCAAAATGTGCATCAGAAAATACCAGCATTGAATATGGGTGGTCAGTTATCTCTACACGATTAGTTAGGGGTGGTAAGTTAAGACGTTCACTTCTTACAACTACATTACGATTGTTGTTATGTGGCATTAGCTTAATGCCTGTTAATTCTTCTGCTTGTTGTCTATAAAAAGACATTGTTCCTGAATCTGTAGATAGCCCTAAGTATTCAAAAACATCTTTTTGCTTTTTCATCCCTGGTAAGTTCCAGGCTCTTACTATATCGTGTGCTGTGGCCAGCGATATGCTAGACCTATTAGTGCTTGGCATGTCCTCTCCTTGGTTATTTAGCCCTTATATTTTCATTTATAACTTCAGCTACATGTTCATATGGTATAGGCATGTACCCATCTTCCCATTCTATAGCTCCATATTTGTAGTCATCTCTAGTCTCTAACCTAGAAACAACTTTAAATTTTGCATTGGGATCTATGATAAAGATGGCATGAATAAACTCCATCTCTTTAGAAGTATATGGTATGTTGTTACACATAATACTTAATACTTAACACTAAATACTTGTTATGTAAAGTAAAATAAGTATAACTAAAATGAACTCCACTATAGAAAGTGTGGGTTTTAAGAAGAAAGTTTTTATCCTGTGTGGAAATAATAGTACCAGTGACAGGATAAAACCTATAAGGATTATTTCATTATTCATTATTTAATGCTTGTAGTTGACCATATGATAAATCATCTGCCTCTACATCTGCATTGTCAAGTAAACTCTGGAATCTTGGGTGTGTTAAATTAAATCCTATTACATAAGTCTGTGCTAGTTTCACAGGAGTATCTTTACCTAGTGACGCTTTCTCTGACTTAGGTGTAGCAATAGCATTCTCTGCAATAAGTTCTTGTTTGAATGTCTTATAGTCAGCACCACGCATAGATAACCATTTTCTAAAGTGAGTCCTATCAATCATCATAGTTCCTTTATCAAATGCATCTGCTGCTGACCTTCTAAATACATCAAGCCTTATTCTTATATCACCTCTTGGTATTCTAGAAAAATCAGGTTGTGCTTTCTGTCCTGTTGTATGCATGATTGTAACTGATGTATCTGCTGCATCTGCCATGTACTCTGCAACAAGATCAAATGCATCTACTTGATTCTCTTGTACTGACCTACGTATTGCACCTATCTGTGCTAACACCCACTCAGTAGACTGTTCATAATCGTATTCTATTAAGCCCCAATCTTTTGCAAGACTCATAGATAAGTCAGCAAGAATAATAGATTGCTCCCAATACCTTTCTTGACCGCCAAAACTACATCTATATTTTTTATTAAAATTATCTGATGCCTCAGCTATAGCTGACTGTATACCTTCTTGCCCCATCTCTACTAAATTCTTTATAAATTGTTTACCAGCATAACCATAGTTAGTATGTATAGCTTGATAAATCTTCTTACCAACGTCACTGTTTCTTATAAATACATCAGCCTGTGGTACAGTAAGTTCTAGTAACCTTGCCATCTGTGCATCAGTATCAAGACCAGATGCTATAAGTTTACTTTGTAGAGATTTGTTGGTAGATACTAGTACTGGTGTTGCCCATTTCTTAGCATCTCTTTCTTCAGCATTCCTATTAAGTCTTGCTTTATCACGCCCTTGTGATACCCAATAACAAAAGTCTCCTACCTCTTTATCACTCATCATAGTTACTTCATCTATTGTTAGTGGTAAGTTAGCATACGTACCAAGACGTGAGAACAAAGCCATCTGAGTATACTTAGCAGCGAAGTGTAACTTCTCAGGATCACCATATATAGACTGTGCCCAATATTGTGCTAGTGTTTTACCACCACCTGTTGGTCCATACAAAGATATTGTCAATCCTTTTAACCCTGTAAAATTATATAGTGGGGCTGAGAATCCTACACCTAATGCAAACATGTGAGATTTTAAATGTGCTTTCTCCATAATTGATGTGAGGTTTACCCATTGTTCTAAAGAGCCTTTAGTACTATATAAATCTCCACCTTGTCTTTGTATTACAGATGCTAGACTTATGTTTTCCTCTATTACAGAGCCATCAGGTTTACGTTTAATTAATGTATTACCTAATAAGAAAGATGTATTATCTTCTTTCCAACCCATAGTTGCATAAAGGTTAGTCATAGTTCTAATCTGTTTTAACTCTTCCATGTAAGTTCTTAGCATAAGTTGAAAATACTCCGTTTGTTTCTTATTGTAAAGTACAATACCTTGATCTGCTATGGCAGTAGGGAATTCCCTGTTACCATCAGTTAAATGTGCTTGTCTTAGACATAGTTCTTGCCACCCCATATGTGGTCTGTTCCAATGAAACCTAACTGTTTCATACCCTAATGACTCATCAAACCCATACCCCACTGGGTATATATCAAACTTACATATATCAATATCGGTATCATCAATTGTTACTTTGATACCATCTTTAGTTCTTTTAAATGGTTTAGGCATAGGTACAGAATTAGCTACCTTATCAGGAGCCTCGTTTATTATAGGAGACTCTTGGTATTGCACACCAAGTCTAGCTGGTGAGCCTATCTTACCCCTATACTTACACCCTTTACACCCTGTAGGCCTACTAGATTCAAACTTACTACATGTAGTTGGACCTGATGCAGACTCTTTCCATTGGTTTAACTTCTGTAATGTAGACCTCTCGCTATATCCTGAATGCCCTTTAGACCATTCTATAGCTGTTGTTTCAGGGTCTTGACAAAAAGCTGCTACCCCTATCAAGCTATACCAAAGAGGCTCATCTACCTTATCCTGATTGTCTATAGCCCACTCTATCTGCTTACATTTTTTAGCTACAATAGAACCCACTGCTGGTTGGTACTCATTTTTAGTAGCTAAGTTATCTAACAACGAGTTGTCCTGTGTCTGACTTTCGTTTGCAGCTGCCGGGTAATAGTAATACGACAAACATTTAGTTAGAGTTTCAACAGTTATTGGCTCAGACTCTACTAATACTTTAACTTCATTACCATTCTTTGGGTTGTGAGTGCCCACAGGTCTTAATACCAATGCACTATTTGCTGTAAGACCAGCGTCTATCTTAAATTCTTTTTGTATCGCAGCTTGTTTCATTGCCTCAGCTAGAGGTTTCCACTGCTCGGGTGGTAGTTCTTCATCTAATATCCAATACACATGTAGTCCATTACCTGAATGTACTATCATAGGTTTTGGTAATTTTAATTCTGATACAAACTTACCTAATTCTACTAAGCCTTCTTTCCATGATGGGTATGGTTTGTTACCACCACAATCTATATCTATAGCTACGACTTTGGTAGCCCTTACATTATCTTGTTTCCTGTTACCCTTTTGTTTGAATGCTGATATAGCAAAGTAAGTATTATTATTTGTTTTATCTAATCTTTCACATACCTTTGCAAGTTCTTCCACAGACTTAAAGAATCCCTGCCTTCTCCCATCAGGGTTAATTACAGTGGTTACATAAAATCCTTCGTCTGGTAAAACTTGCTGGAGAAATTCCAACATATTCATATTTGCTTTACCTTAATGTTATGGTGACTAGATCCCGCTGGTTAACGACTGGGGATTTTAGACGTAACTAGCCACCATTTGTTATACTATTCCTTTTTCTCTAAAACCTCAAGGAGCCTCTCGAACCTAAACTTCTGTTCTAATGCTATGATTTCAGGCATAGGCCACCCATCTTCCATTATAGACAGTAGTTTCCTTAGCATATCTCGTACCCTCTCATCATTCTTTCTACGGACAGGCTTACCTTTAACCCATCCGTAGTAAGTCATACGAGATACCTCTAGGAGTGTAGCCATATTACTAGTAGTAAGTAACATATGCTTTCTTAAAGCCTCAACTTTCTTAAAGTCTAGAGGTAGCTTACTCATTTATTACTCCCCAACAAGCTTAGCTATCTCAGCAGCTAGGTCATCATCTGATGACACTACTGGTATATCTTCAGGCTCTTCTATTGGGACTGGTTTAGCAGCTGGTTTAGGTTTAGCAACAGGTTTGCTTTCCTCCGCCTGGACTGCAGGAACGTTCACACTTATGTCAACTTGTTCTGGTGCCTCAGACTCTTCTTCGGAAGAGCTAGTTGCTACATATCCATCTTCTTCTTCAAAGTTAAATTTGCTTGCCCCATCAGATCCTTCAACGTATTGGATAACTTGTACTGCTCTAAGTCTTAGAGTAACACCTTGACCAATAGATGGTGAGCTGTAGAAAGCAATAGCTCCATTAACTTTAATCTCAGAACCACCCCATATATTATGGTTAATCATAGGGTTATTCTTTGCATCAAAGACAGATGGTTTGTATGCTGCTTTAGATTTAAATTTAATTAAGACATTACCTGTTTCATTGCCGTCATCATCTAACTCTTTAGCATATGGTAGTGGAGCATTCTTAAACTTAGTCTTAGGTTTTGACTCTTTAAGTGCTTTGATACCAGCTAATAACTCAGCATTGATTAAGTCAATTACAGGTTTAGCCTCGTCTTCAGGTACAGCAAGAGTAACTTTGTAGACTCCTTCTGCATCAAATTGAGTGTCGGGTTTACTTATATAAGGGTAATTTGCGACACCCACTGGGGTTGTAAATGTTTTATTAGCCATTTATTTTTCCTCTTTATTAGTTACATAACCTACCTCAACAGAGAAACCAAAGTCCTCTGCGGTAGCTGATTGTCCACTAGGCATAGTAAGTTCTCCTGTGACATACTTCACATCATCAGATCCTACATACGTATCAACATATTTCTGAACATCTTCTGATAAGAAACCACCGAAGTTAAATTTCAATCTAGGGTAGTCAACACTCTCATCAAATGATAGTACAGTCTTAGCTATCTCAGGAGCAATACCCCTCATTGATAGTGTTTTGTGATATGCATTTAAGTTCTTAAGTGATGATGGTGTTATATTTAACAGACACACACCACGCCTTGGTTTATCTACAAGAATAACGGCTACTCTTTTTATATCAGAGCAATCTTTAATCTTGTATCCTTGAGGTGTTATCTTAGAACCCCATGCATTACGTGGACATAATGCACAGATATCGTTCTGAGGTGACACACTACTACTACTAGGTGTCTTACCATCAAGGGAAAAACAATCAGGTGTATTAGAATCTCTATCACCTGACCATTCACTTTCATACCATATCTTAGATAGGTTTGGGTTAGCCCCAACGAACACAACTTCTAAACTTGTATCAGATAGACTGTCGCATTCCCCATCAGTGATTATGGAAAAAGTTGAATTCTTTATAGAAAGCTTTGACCTACTCATTGTCTTCCGCTTTATTTGCTGGTTTTCTTACATTAACATTGATACGAGTTCCATAGTTAATACCTGATGGTACTACTTTATCTTCTTCAATGTATCCACGGACTGCTGTTTTACTAACTCTTTTCTCTAGTAAATCAAAAGCCTCATTATCTTTTATAAACTCGAGGACTGCATCCCAATCTGCTACTTGTGCAAAGTCAGTAGTGGTTAGGAATGCTGTACCTCTAGCTGTTTTAAAGGAATCAACACCTTCTTCATCAGCCCTATTCTTAATCCAAGCCTCTAGCTTGGCCATTTGTTCTTTTATACCTTTAACTTTTTCTTGTGCCTCGGACTCTATAACTTCCTTCTGACTTCTAAGTTTAAGGTATGCCTCAATAACTTTATTTACAGTTAGCATTATGACCTCTCCTTTTTAATTAAGTCTAACAATATACCTTGTAGTTTCTGTTTACTCTTAAGCCTCTCATACATCTTATACTCAAGCTCAGTTGCCTCAATATGTACAATGTTTGATACATGCTTTTTACCTATCCTTTCTATTCTTCCATTAGCCTGAATGTATTGCTCATTACTAGTCACAGGTCCATACCATATAACAGTACTTGCTGCTGTAAGTGTGAGCCCATGTGCCATAGTGGCTGGGTGAGCTATAAGAATGTGGGGATCTTTTTTATGTTGAAAGTTATAGAATATTTCGTTTCTTTTCTTAGATGAAACTGCTCCATTAACTACTCCAACACTCCACTGTTTTGAGAGAATCCTCTCTAACATATTTAATGTACCAGTAAGTGGTACAAAAACTATTACTTTACCATCGACTTGTTCTATTACTTCCTTAACTACATTAACTCTTGGTGTACAATCTACCTCAATGTGATCACCATCGTCTCCGTAAACAACACCACAACTTATCTGTACAAGTTTCTGTAGTTTAACTGCCTCGTTGACTGCCGTGATTGTACCTTCTTCTTCTAGTTCAGTTACAAAGTTCTTTAACATCTTGTCGTGGTGTTTCTTTTGGTCAGGTGTTAGTTCGACTTTACGTGTTTGGAATACTGTCTCAGGTAAATCAAAACACTCATCCCTTGTATACCTAACTGCAGGGTGTAGTACTTGTTTTACTATGTCTACAGATTCTACTCTTGGTACCCACTTCCACTGACTTACTTTAATCATTACTGATTCCTTGAACGCTGTATATGTCTTAGTGTTATAAGGACTGTCAACAAGTTTAGCTAAAGACCAAGCGTCAGTTGGATCGTTTGGTGTAGGTGTACCTGTCATCAACCAAAGCCTAGTGCTTTTATTCTTCTCCATAAACCTACGGAATAATTTAAACCTATTAGTAGATGGGTTCCTCAATACGGCTGCCTCATCCACTATAATTAAATCAAACATACCATGTATGTCTTCTGAGATTATTCCAAAACCATCGTGGTTTATAATATAGAAATCAGAATCAGTTCTAAGAAGTTGCTTTCTCTTAGCACTAGTACCATGTAAAGTAACTGCTTGCCTATGTGGAAAGCTTTTAAATATACCATCACCCCATACCCTTTCTAAAGTTGACAAAGGTGAGATAACTAAAACCTTACGGATTTTACCTAGTCCCATCAGGTAGTCGGCTGCCCATAGAGCTGATTGAGTTTTACCTGTACCAATTTCATTCAGTACCAACGCCTTGTGATGTATAGTTAAAAATGCTGATGTCATTTTCTGATGGTGGTAAGGTGTAAATTCTCCTGACCAATCATAATAATATAAAATAGGACTTGGTGCTTTGAGTCCGACTTGTCTCAAAATTTGAACCGACTCTATAGTATGCGGTGTGACAACAAGTTCATGGTTGTTGTACGTCATTGGTCTGGATTCTGGAACAGTCTCCAAAATTCTGTTTGGGTATTTAGGTTTAAGTGCTAGTGCCTTTGCCTGTTCTACTACTATCATATGCTACGTTCTCTATATAATCTTTCACTTCATTAATGGTATCGTCATCATAAACTACGAAACATTTACCATTAGCTCTCTCAATATCATTCATACACCTAACTTGTAAGGCTGTAGGTTTCCTACTTTTATTTGCCTTACACTCAATACCTATGAATCTACCATTTGCTACAGCGATTCGATCAGGTATCCCTGACTTACCATATATGCCTGATTGTGGGCTATAAAACCACACATCCAGAGACTTTAACATAGTGTCAAGTTTCTTTTTTATCTTACCCTCAGGTGTATTACTCATAATAATATATAGATTTACATGTATGTCAAGTATTAGATACGAGCATACTCACATAATTTTTGAGCTGGGCAATATCTACATAAGCCACTAGGTCTAGCTGGAAACTTACCTGACTCATATGATTGATTGATTCTTTCAATTCTAGATAGTAGGTCTGCCCACATAACCTTAGTATCCTTTAGTGTGAAAGTTTCTGAGTCTGTCTTACCTTCCTTTAACCATATGAAACTTGTTCTAACTTCTTCTATCTTAGGGTAGTGTTTAAATACCTGTAGTGAAAAAAGTTCTAGTTGAGTAAAGTCAGGGTTTCTTTTACCTGTCTTCCAATCCATTACGATAGCCTTGTTATCTTTTATGATTAACACATCAAGGATGGATCTCAGCCATGCGTCACTCTCGTACCAACCTGTTGGTGTAAGATTAGCATTCAAACACAGCTTCTGTTCAAGGTAAAGGTCTGCCTTTTTGGTAAGTGATTCGATTGTTGTGCAAACTTGTTCATGTTTAATTGACTCTTTAGGTAGTGGGGTACCGATACTTAGCCTGTCTTCCAACTGCTTATGTACTCTCTCTCCATAGATAGTAGCGTCACTACCTTTATCTACAACATCTTTATTTATACGTTGGTGCATGTACCTCTTTGGGCACTGCTCGTACATCTTGATTGATGAATAGCTATGAGTTAATTCTTTTGTCATTCACTTTGAGCCCTCGAGTTTGCTCTAGTTAGTATATCATTTTTAAGCATATCTATCCTACCTAGTTCACTAGGTACGTCATCTATCTGTGTAGAGTGTCTTACATAGACACCTTTTATTTTTACTAGTACGAATACTTGCTCAACTTCTTTACTTTCTTTCGCAACTAGTAGTGTTTCCTCAAGTACTTTAAGTACTTTATCTTTCTTCATTTTACTTTCAGATTTAATTTCTTTTCCATCTGTTCCTATTATGTCTGTCATTTACATTCTCCATAGTTATAGCCAACCCCACTTTCACAAGCTACAGGTAAATCCTTACCCCAGCGTGGTGGCATTGACATGATTGTCTCAACGTGTTCTCGTGTCTCAGATACTTTTTCTGCATCTGTGATCAAAATTAGTTCATCATGTACTTGGAATAAAACTTTATAATACTTACTGAGTTCTATCATTTGTTCTGATATAACTATTCTTGCAAGAGCTTGCACGATGTTCTCTGTTACTTTCCCTCCATAGATTTTAGTCCATTCCTTATCCTCAATCTTACCTGTAGTCTTTAACTTCCTATAAGTTCTTGCATTAGATATGTACTCAAACCCATCTCTAGTTCTTCGTAGCATAGGGTATCTGATACGAAGTCCATTTGGTAGTACAATCCCTTTGGAATCATACGCCAACATGTTATCTAATATAGAGTCTTCCCTGTTGTGTAGCATTCCTCTCAGTGCATAATCACATACGCCCCAAAAGGAAACTATCTTGTGGTTTTTCTGTCTATATAAGTTAACAATTCTTTTTGCCTCATTAATGTCAATGTCTACTGACATACCACCTTGTCCTAATGATAAGGTATTCTTAAATTTCTCTGCACCCATACCATATCCTAGTCCTAGTATGCATGTTTTACCTACAAATCGTTCTAGCTTGTCCTGTTTGGTAATCTTTCTACCATAAACTTCACTAGCAAATTCACTATATACATCTCTGCCTTGCCTGAAAGCCTCGACTAAATCTTTCTGCCCACTTATATATGCGACAACACGAGCCTCAATCTGCGATGAGTCACAAGCCACCAACATCTTGTCCTGTGGTACTGTCAATGATTTTCTCAGCACTCCATTTCTAGGTAAGTTCTGTAGATTCATCTTATCTCCACCACTAAATCGACCTGTGTGTGCTCCATAATAATTAAGCATGATTGGTAACTTACCTCTCCCACTAACCTTTATTAAGTTCTCTGTTCGTGTTTCTTCTATAGTGGACTTAACACCTAGCCTTGCTGAGACAAGTTGTTGTACGATTTGCTTGGGGTGTTCAGCAAGCTTTGTAAATTCTTTATCGGTTTTGGCAAAAGCGAAAGTTGGCTCGCCTGTTCTTATAGATACTTTTGTCGGTGGCTCGACTCCGACCTTTCTCAAAAGCTCAGCAAACATAACATTCGACATGAGTACTTTCTTCACATCTGATCCAGAAGACTTGGTTGCTAGCGTGTCAACAAGTTTCTGTTTGTTTGCCTTTATAGTTGTTAGGTGATCACCAAGTAAGTCAACATCTAATTCAATCTCAGGCTCGGTATACATTCTAATTGTTTGGTCTATAACCTTAAGTTCTGATTGCGGATACCCCTTAACTAAAACCTTAAACAATTTATATGTAAGTTCAACATCATTAATACAGTAGTTTGCATACTGCTTTAGTTCTTCCGAAGTAAAGTCCTCTAACCTTTTACCTAATGCATTAATGACCTCAGTTCCTTTTTGTCCTAGCTTGTAACAAGATGACAGTGCATTTAATGAGCAACCTATTGTCATGTTATGTAGTGGTCTAGCCATAGACATAGTGTCAAACCAAAACTTAGGCTTTATATTATAGTGCCACGATAAAATAGCACCATCAAAAGCCGAATGGTGTGCTAGTAGGTATTTGTCTGATAGCATGAGTGTGTGAAGAAATCTACCGACATCATCTCCACTATACCATTCGGTCTTACCATTGTTTATCTTGACTGCTACGCCTATGACCTGAAACCTTTTGTCTCTGATGTAAGATTCAGTAGTCATTTTAGATAGAGAGTAGTCCCTATCGTAATAGGTTTCAAAATCAATCGTTACTATATCCATTAATTATTCCTCAATAGTTACAACAGGTGTATTAGGATAACCACAATACCCTACGTCTTTTACTATTGCTTTACCAAACTTTTCAAAGTAATTAGCTTTCTCATCATCTGACCAATTATCAAAGTCATCAGGAATGTCTTTGTCTTTTAATTCATAAGTAGTTTCTACAAATGTGTTTACCTTTAGTCTCATTTTTACCCCTGTTCTGCTTTCTTAATTAATATATCTAAATACTGCCTAGCCTTTTTTAAGTCTTCAATCTGTCCTTGTTTAGTTGGGTGTTTGTGTTGCCACCTACAGACATACTTGATTACGTTTGATTCACAATAAGGTATCTCGTTCTCAACAATAAATGTTATTGGCTCAATCTTATACCTTGCATAGTGGTGTGGCTTTGCGACCATATCGTTACTTTTTATATTCATTTACTCCTCCCTATCTATAATTATGTGTAAGTCTACACCATCTTGTTCTGCTTTATCCTCATCATTATATATTGATATACCCATGTCAGATGTAGCCTCCATAATACTTTCTAACAATTCCTCTGCTGAACAAGAAAGTTTATCTCTAACTTTAACCCAACCTGTTGTCTTATATTTTGGCATTGTTTACCCTCCTAATGCTCTTTAACTTTTAAAGTCAATTCTGTAACACCTTTACCACAATGTAAAGAATGTTCATTAGCTACGTTAACTGCCTCAACAGATGTAGCACCCATAGATAACGCACCTAGGGCAAAATCTTTACCCTCTCCAAATGCACATGGTTTAAATCCATATTCAATTGGTTGTGGTATACCATCGTATAACAACAAACCCTCAGGCTTAGTCACCACAATAAGTTTTGCTGTGGGTGTAACCCTGTGAGATCCAAATGCTATGGGGAATTTATCTTCGGAACACCCTGTCCTATACCATTCACGAAGTCTTATTATATCTTGTAGTATACCAACACCAGATACAATCTGAACTTCATCAAAGTCTTTATCTATATACCAAGCTTTCTCTGACTTCCACTTCTGCATGCCATCATTAGCTTGCATATCAGTAGCTAGTGTTTCACCATCCCATACAACTATTGTCATATCTTCTTCTCCCATTCTAATATCTGTTCATACAAACACTTTGCACATTCATGTCTGCCATAGATAATATCATCAGTACCATCACTAGTTACTTCTTCCTCGTTGTTATCCTTAGCGTCAGCTACATCTTGATTGTCTGATATCTCAGACCTCAGCCATACTTTAACCTTATCAATTAATAGTCTTCTACCCATACATATTTGAAGTATCTTAGCTTTATCTAAGTCTTTTAGTTTTACATCTTTACTCATAGTATTACCTCTCTAACTGATTTAAATGTAGCCCAAGAACAATTACTTATGTTGTGTCTTTCAGCTACCCACTCTTCCTCTGTGCCTAGTACTAATTGCACTTTCCAATAGAGAGTTACCTCTCCATTAGTACAATCACATACTGCTATGTTTACTTTATCTACATCTCTCTCACTCATTTTATTTCTCCTATATTGTAAATAATTTAATTATAGATTCTAATGATTGCTCATTAGGGTTACTTGTTAAGTCTTTTAAGCCATAGTATTTTCTACCAATGTGTTGGTGTTTGTACCCAAGTGATTTGAATACACCCAAGTATTCTTTAAATGAAAACCCATACTCAGAAAAGAAACTATCCACTTGCCCTGTAGTTATTGTGTCACTTTTATTTGCGAAATGAAACGCATACATTCTAAGTAGCACTTCGGGTAACTCATCTTTTGCCATGTGTGATAATACATACTCTACGAAATCAACTCTATTCCAAGGTAGATTATACCACCTGTATGTACTTGTAACTTCATTTGGTAGTTTGTCTAAGTCTTCTTTGAATTTGTTAAACATACCAATACTAATCATAGATTTCAGTACTCGTTTATGTTTAGTTAGTAATCCTCTCCATTGTTTTCGTTTATCAGGATACTCTACAGATTTCTCCATAGATTTAGCATTAATAAAGCAATGATTATTTAGATCATATTGCAACCCATCAAATACATATGGTGAGTTAGAAAAGAAATCTCTATCACTCTCCATTAGTTTAAATCTCTCAGTCCACTCAATCTTATCTGATTTGTCTGTAAAAGCTTTTGTATATTTGTAGTGGTCCCAACCAAATACTACTCTGTAATCACCAGCACCTTGTCTGTGAAGTCCTACAGGAAACCAATTTGGCATTGATGATACAACAGTCTGCCCACCTGTATTGTTAGAGTCTATGTGGAATGTAACTATATTGTCTTTAGATACAGTCCAATACCTACCATCTACGTTCCAATCATCACATAAAAAGATATCACCATTGTCATCTTGTTTAAGTCTACCCCATGAACTGATAGGCTTACCCTTAGCCTTGTTCCTACATGTACACATTATATCGTTTAGACTATCCCAACTCATGCTGTGATATCTGCATGTATTATTTTCATAGTAGTCATCAGGGCTAGTATATTTATGATATAACTCACCTTTGTTATAGTCATAACTAGTATCATGATATATACCCATATTATTTCTCCATTAGTTTGTTCATTGTTAGATGAGATGTAACTTCATTGAAGTCAATGCCATCAGTCTTATCCTCAGTAGAGCTAACATTTCTCTCCACAACTTGTTTGTGTCTGTCCTTAGCCTCTTCAGGTAGAAGTCCCCATAATCCATCCCACTTCTTAAGCATTGGGGCTAGTGTCTTATGAGAATCAAGTAACGCTTTCACATTGTCTATCATCTTTCTCCTCTCAGCTAATAACTCTTGTAGTGGTTGAATCCACTTAGCATACTCAATTCTAAGCCACTCAAACCTACTGTCATCAGCAACAATTAGTCGTTCATATGAGAATAAACTTTCCTCTTTATGTACAGGTACAGGTACTTTTTCAGGTAACTCCCACTCAAGACGAGACGCACTAAGAGTTTTCTCTATGTAATAAGGCTCATCACTATAGCAATTACTTGTAAGCTCTCTAGGTAATTTAAGTAAGCTATCATCAGCAACATTTTTAAATCCATTAAGGGCAATTGTCCTCGTTGTCTCAAGCCAACCTTTAGGTATTGCTTTTAGTTTATCTTTCAAGTCCTGTGGCACTAGAGAATCGTATATTCTACTACCCCAATCTTCAGGTCTTGGATTATTAGTATCCCAATCTACAAGTCTATGGTTATAAGATTGTGATAAGTTTCTTAAGATGTCTTGTTTGAGGACACCACTCATTCTAACTGTAGCCATTATTTACTCCTTGGTTATAGTTATTTTTCATCATGCATTTTGACTACCTCACCAAAAGGCACACTCGTATTATTCCTCTCAGTAGATACCCATAGCACAGGACATTGTGGCTCTGTGCCAAAGTCACTACAGTAGAGGTCAGTAAGAAATATACAAGCAACAGGCTCGATACCATTCTTACTCATGAAGTTAAAGACAGGGCTGAATGCTGTACCACCACCACCATGTGGCTTGATAACAGGCTCATCATTTCCTCTCTCGAACTTGTCATAGTGACATACCTCACTATCAAAATATATCACATGAATACTTGTTGGGCATTGGTCTTGCCATACAGTAGTAATCTCACTAGCGAATTGGTTTATCTCATCTTGACTGATAGAGCCTGAGCAATCCACTGCAAACACTAGCTCACCCATAGCCTCACCTGATACACTCGGTAAGTACAATCCTTGTGGTAAGAATCTTCTGTTAGCTCTAGAGAATGTTCTATCATCAGTCCTAGCCTTGACAACAAATCTGTGTAAGACATCACGCCAATCCACTCTAGGTTTAAGCATGTCATCTACTAGTCGTTCAAGTCCGGCTGACATCTTGCCCATCATCTTAGCTGATTGTGCTGACTGAGCCACTCTAACTTTCCACTTAGCTTGTTGTCTATTTCTGTCTGATTCAGTACCACTACTGTCCATACAATTATCTAGTGGCTTACCCTCACCACCCATACCTTGTTCATCTTCAGGTGTCTCAGGTAGTAGGTTGTATATACCCTCAGTAGTACCACCACCCTCAGCATGTAGTCTTCTGTCATACAGACCACCACAGCTAGGCATTTTACCTACACTATCATCAATCAGTATTTGGTTAATGACATAATCACCTGCTTGATTCCATTTATATGGATCTTTATTACCCCTACGAAAGCAATGTTCTAACATAGGGTGCATACATTCATGAGCAAGTAAGAACTTAAACTCATCATCACTCATGTCATCTACAAACTGAGGATTAAACTTAATCATTTCGCCATCAGTACAAGCTGTTGGTATGCTAGTATCCCATACAGTTTCAAGGGTGAACGCAATGTTACCAATGAATGGATAGTCTAGTATCAACTGAGCCTTAGCTTTCTTAAGTTTCTTCTCTAGTCGTTTCTGTGTTATTTCATCAATCATTATTGTTGTCCCATAAATGCACCCATTCTGTCTAATATATCCTTAGCCTCACTAGACTTTTTCTTTCTCAAGTCAAGGTCTAGTCTTAGACTTTCAGGGTTGTTGTTTGCTAAGGTGCCTTCAACCATGAGCCTCATGTTCTCTAGGTCTTCATCACCTGTTACGTTTAGTCTTTTCAATACATCACATACATCTTGTATATTGGTTACTAACGTATCTCTAAAGACTGCTTTAGTATCCGACAATCTCTCAGCCATACTCTTTACCTTGTCGTATAATCTTTGCCATGCCTCTTGCATAGCAACTTTGGTAGACTGCTGAACTCTTGCCTCAACTTGTTGCTGTATGTCAGCAAGTTCTTGCTCATCAATACCAACTCTAAAGTCATTAGATGGTACAGGTAGAACAGTCATGTCCATACTGAACTTACGCCTCAATACATCTGCACTTGGATAGTCATTGGGGTTATATAAATCACCTAGATATCTTTGTGCATTCAACTGCAACTGTGGATACGCTACTAGAAAATTATCTACTAGCATTTCCCATTCTGATTTGTACTGTCTGAACTTCGCCATGAAGTCTAGATAGTTATCAGTTGGTAGTATCATTGTCCCATCAATACCCCAAGGTAGTGTATTGTGATAATACTCTTTCCTAATCAATGTGGTTTTCTTATGCACATTGTCTAGGTATTCATTCATTGGTAGTAATGACTTGTTGTACCTACCAGCGTGGTTGCCTGTATTACTAGCTTGGGCTACAAGGTCTGTAGCTTTCTTGTCTAGCTTACGAGCTGTCCACTGTGATACATTAAGTTGTACTAGCAATGCCTTATCACTTAGTTTCATGTAACTCTCCTATAGTTTTTAATTGTTGTAACTCACCCTCTGGTATGTCTATACACACATACGACACAGGGTAAAATAGATTATCCAAAGCCTCATACACATCATGATTACCACCACTTGGTATTTGGTCATATGTATCATTTTCAATATCGCCTTGTTCCTCACCTACCCTTGCTATCTTACCTACAGCTTGGTTATCATGTTCACATACACCTGTTATGAACTGCGATATAATCTGTACATCTTCATAGTTTTCATACCACTTGATGCTTTCATATTGGTGAAATGCAACAGCATGACCATCACCCTCAATAATCTTAGCCTTACTAATGAACTCATCTAGTAAATGTCTAGTATCATGTGGATAGCTTTTCAGTCTATGTAGTGTCATGTACTCTACAAGTTTATCCCTAGTGGGAAACCCTACAGCACATAACACTTCACTACGATAACCCATTAGTTTAGATACTGAGCGTTCTCGACACACCACTTGGAAAACTCTTGACCTTGTAGCTTAGTACCGAACTTGTTAACTGCTAACTTGACTGTCAAGATAGAGAACTCAGCCTTACCTACTGTGTCGCTAGATAGTCTTCGACAGTACTTGATAAGGTTGTCAATATTCTTGTCAGCTTGGTAAGCAATTGCACCACAGTATGCATATAGATGACTAGTTTCCTCAGGTATTGGTGCTGTCTGAGGATTCTCAAACACTCTGTCAGGGCTAGGTAGGTTAGACTGAATGTTTAGGAAACTGATAAACTCAGCACCAGCACCCTCACCAACTGCACCCATGATTGCTTGTTGTTCAGCAATATCATTTGGTATAACACCAATGATGTCAGATACACCCTCTACCCATGAACGAGGTGATGGATTCTGTTCCCTCTGAGGATCAAAATCATGCAATAGATTTGGTCTGAACTGCAAGAACGACACAACAGATTGCTTAACATCATTCATCAATGCCCACTTAACCCATTCATCTAGGTTAGTCTCAAGCTCAACTACAGTCTCACGATTACGTAGATGAGATAGCACCCTGTTAGCACCAGCTCTATCCTTTTGTCTATTACCTGTAGATATCACATGCCAACCATCTTTAAGCTTTGCACCATGCAATGTTCTAGCTTGGCATACGTTTGCTAAGACCTTTTGAATATCAGCACTAGCTTGGTTTCTGTCATCAAAACATAGAATACCCTCATCAGGTATGTCAGTCCTATCTTCTGATGGAAACCACTCAGGTAGCTTGTACTCCAACTTGTTGCTGTCAGCTTTAGGATATAGCACACCGAAGTCTTCTACCAACATGGTCGGTAGGTGTAACTCAATGTAACCAACACCTAACTCTTTAGCCACATCTCTGACAATGGTAGTCTTACCACCACCGGGGCTACCCTCAACACAAAGTGTCCTCTTAAGTGGAAACAATGCCTTGATAGTAGTTATCAGCTCATTAGCTTTCATAGTTTACTCCTATATGGTGAGCCTATGCCATCTCATACATAGGCTCGTTTGTACTAGCCCCATGCTAGTAATTCATTAAGGGTAGATAGGCGTGGGACTTGCCCTACTTTGCCACTACCTACCCCACATGGTAACAATAACCTTACGATTACGCTTATCCATGCTTACCACCTAAGTAACTTGTTCTATAGTTGCCTTAGGACTATCTTCTACTTCTAACCATATGTCAGTATCATCATCATTATTAGACTGATATAGACATATCTTTACTTTCTCATCACCTACTGTCAGTAGGTATGTCTGCTCTAGACTTATGTTATCCATGCTTACCACCTTTGTTATTAATTCCTTTGAGGTCATTCTTATTACTCACCACTATGTAGTTAGACTTATGTAATGGAACTACTGTATGTCTAACCCTACGAGCCTCTACCTCACCACACCTAAGGCATGTATCATAACCTAGAGCTACTCTCTTAGGGTTAATATCATCATTACATAAAGCACACTTACTCATCATTTACTCCTTATTTAACTCTCAATAACTTGTTCCTACTTAACCCTATACGCAATGCTTTAGGGAAACTCCAATACATCTCTACTGCCTCTATTCTTCTATCTCTTTGCTGATAGGTTTCTTTACTAGGTTGTTTTAAATAGTTCATAATTTACTCCTTATTTAATCTTTAATATTTTGAATAAAAGAATTCCCCTAGTACATCACTAGGGGAACTCAAGGGGAACGTATTAGACTTTGATAGCCAATACATCTTTAAGACTTAATGCCTTAGCAGGGGCTCTAGACTTACCTGATGTCCCATTAGACAACATCATAAATGCACTACCATATCTGTTTAAAGATATCTTAGGTATAAAGCCCATAGCATTCTTAGGCGACCAAGTTACTAAGCCACACTTGATGTGGTTACTCATAGCAACCATATCATCATAGCATTTCTTAGACTCACTACAATGGTACTTATTAGGCTCACTCTCATCACAGATATCAATCTTTAAAGAGTCCTCACCTTTATGAACTGTAGGTTTAATACACACATAAAAGTTACTTTCATCTATCTTACTCATACTTTACTCCTACCCAATAGGGTTATATAAATCTCGCTAAGGGGAAATCCCTGAGCTTGGGGAAACCTTGCATGAGAAAATTTTTCCTGTCAAGTTTCCGGCAGTAGTAAAGTTTACTATGTCAGCTTATGCGAAGTATCTGGAATAGACAGTGGGTAAACGTAGGTAGGCATGTAAACTTAGATAGTATAAGTCCTTAAGAATCAATAAGTTAGCCTAAACTATCTAGTTTATCTAAGTTTTTTTAGGTAATGTCTTAACACCCGAGACCTTATATATCGTAATAGAAACAAAAATAGTATCAAAGACATTACTTTACATAGATAATCTAGATAGTTTAGATAGTAATACCTTACATGAATGGCTGTAAGCCTTACGTATCAACGTGTTGGTACCTTTGTGATGTAAGGTTTGAGTATATAAAACCCTAAAGACTGCGTAAGGTATTACCTAGATAGTGTATATAGTGTCAACTTTAGGCTAAACCTTACACTCCAGCTTTAAGAACGTGATTACAGTCGGCTTAAAGACGAGCTATAACCCCCCGAGCCATGGCCGATATATATAATTAAAAAAATAAATAAAAAGAATGAACAGTTTATAGACATGTTCAGGTCTGTTGGTTAGTTAGATAGTGGGATCCAGCTAACTATTCTTACATCCTGTGGTGGGAATTTGATAAACAAGTTAGCTTCTAATGCATTATCAAATGTTTTTACTTTAGGTTGGTTCTTATCAAAGTAATGTACTTTAATGTTTTTAAATATACTCATGTTTTACTCCTAGTTATTAATTAATCTTCTAAATCTTTTAGTAGATATATGGTTAATGTTTATTATTTCCTTTAGTTTTTGTAGTTCGTTCCATGATTTTTGTGTCATTCTTTTCATTTTTACTCCTGCCCCCTCCCTTTCGGGAGGAGGACTTGGTTGTTAGATGTCTTCCCTGTTAGAGCTTTGGACTCTGTTAGGGTCTTCCCTCTTGATTTGCACTCTACCTTTGATGGCTTTGTGGTAGCACAAGACGGCTTTTCCTTTCTGAGTTAGAGTCTCTACCCAGAATGAGTAGGTATCCAACCTTGTCGCTTTCTTGTCTTTGACAGCTTTGATAGCTTTCTTAAGACCTTCCTCGACATTCCCTTTTTTATTTGAGTACACTTCCATTCCTTGTTTGAGGTCGGTGTAAACTCTTACGACCTTACCGTTTTTAGAGTCACCAATATTAATATTGACTTCTCCATCGAATAGTTTAGACATATTGTCTCTCCTATGTTTGTTAATAAGCTCCCCTTGAGCTTGATTACACTTTGCATGATTAATTTTTCTCTGTCAAGTTTAAGCTGACATCTATGTAAAGTATTAAGATATTCTCTAACCATAGCTAGACATATGACATGACAAGGCAGGGGGGGTAGTCGGACTGCGAAATGTAACCACCCCCCCATATAAGTAAACCTCTCATAGCAAGACCAAAAAAACCAACGTGTAAAGTTTCAGACTTTTGGTTGACAAACCTTTGATTTTCCTTAATGATTGCCGATATGGACACACTTCCATTAAAACACACGAAATGGTCAGACCGTTTAGCATTTGATGTAGCTCTTATGTTAGAAGGCAGCGGTGAATCTTTAGATGAGGTTCGCACACGCCACAACATATCTGCAGATGACATAATAATTTTCAACAAAGATAAAGTATTCTTAAAGAAAGTAGAGTCATACAGAACTGAGATCAAAGAAAAAGGAATGACCTTTAAGCTTAAAGCTCGTGCACAAGCAGAGGAGTTACTTACGACTAGTTGGACATTAATTCATAGTCCAGAGACTTCGGCTGCGGTGAAAGCAGATCTAATTAAATCTACAGTTAAGTGGGGTGGATTAGAAACATCTAACAAAGAACAGGAGGAAACAAGTGGCGGAGTCAAAATTACGATTAATCTCGGGGGGCAAGAGCATACCACAAGGGTCATCGATGCTGGAGAAAGCACAGAGGAATCTCAACTTATCGAAAGTAATCCATAGATTTACAGAAACGTATAAGGGGCAGCCCGTAGCTATTGTCAATACTTTAGACGAATTTAATGAACTGACTGGATCACTATATGATTTGGGATTATCTTACAACGCTAAGATAGATAGGTCTAAGAAGCATCCAATAAAATATTGTGTTACGCTGTTAGTTAATTATCAACAAATAGACAAAACGGTATAGTTATGGAAATAGATTATACACCAACTAAAGTATGTAAAGAGTTTATGATGTCTGACAGTAAGATGCGTGTATTGATGGGACCTGTAGGTTCTGGTAAATCAGTAGCATCTTGTTTTGAGGTAGTCAGACGAGCATCTATGCAAAAGCCTAACAAGCAAGGTATAAGAAGATCAAGGGTGGCTATAGTTCGTGAGACTGCAAGACAGCTTCAAGATACAACAATTAAAACATTTCATGATTGGTTTCCACCGGGTGTGTGTGGTAATTACATGAGAACAACTAAGACATATTTTTTAAAAGTAGGGGATGTAGAATGCGAGATAATGTTCAGAGCACTTGATGATTCGGATGACGTTGCTAACCTGAACTCATTAGAATTAACGTTTGCATGGTTTAACGAGTGTCGGGATATTAACCCAGATATCGTAGATGCTATGTCAAAACGTATTGGTCGTTTCCCATCAGCAAAAGATGGAGGACCTACATGGTTCGGGATGTGGGGGGACACTAACCCTCCCACTATGGATACGTGGTGGTATTATCAAATGGAACATCTTGACTCTACGGATGGAGTTAGTCCGAATGATAATGGGTGGGACGTATTCAAGCAGCCATCAGGTAGAAGTCAAGATGCAGAAAACATTGAGAATCTACCTGAAGGATACTACGACACTCAAGGTAGATCAGATGAATATATCCGTGTATACATTGATGGTGAATATGGACTAAGTACTGCAGGTCAGCCTGTATATAAATACTTTAGGCCTGACTACCACATGGCAGATCAAACTTTACAGCCAATTATAAATGGTGTGAGGCCTATTATTATTGGTATGGATTTAGGATTAACGCCTGCAGCTGTTATAGGACAGCAAGATCCAAGAGGTAGAATATTAATATTAGACGAAGCTGTAAGCTTTGACATGGGTATACAACGATTTGTACGTACCGTTTTAAAACCACTGATTACAGAAAGGTTTTCAGCAGCACCGATATTAGTTATATCAGATCCTGCAGGTATACAACGAGCTCAGACTGATGAGCGTTCAGCTGTAGATATTATAAAAGCTGAAGGTTTTAGAGTTATGCCAGCTAAAACAAATAATGTATCAGCTAGACTATCAGCTGTAGATGATTTTCTTATGCGTCAAGTAGATGGAGACTCAGCATTTCTTGTAGATCCTAGGTGTACAAGACTAAAAGCAGCAATGATGGGTGGGTATAGGTTCCATAAGAAGAACGGAAACATAGAAAAAAATAAACATTCACACGTAGCTGAAGCCCTGCAATACTTAATGTTGCATATAAATAGCACTGCAGATGGATTAATTACACAGAAAAGAGAGATAAAACCTGTTGCAGCAGGTGGTTGGACTTGATATGCTAATAGTAGCTTTCATATTTGCGACTATAGTTATATGACTTTTCCTCTCACTTATAACTATCTTTCACTGCTCCTGCTAGCTTTACTCCCTAGCAGGAGATCTATTTTGTTGGATAAAGGTAAAATTAAGTATATACTCTGAAATAATTGGAGGTAACTATGCCAGGATATAAAAATTATACAATTAAGAAATACGAGAAGGGTGGCCTCGTAGAAACTAAATCTTATAAAGATGGTAAGACTGTGTTAACAAAAGAAGACATTAGAGATTTATCCATAAAACAATCTTTCTATGAAGATGAACCTGAATTCAAAAAAGCTAGAGATGAAGCAGAGAAAAAATTTATTAAAGAAAGAGACAGCGGAGCTTACGACTTTAGAAAAAAAGTAAAGCCAAAATAAAATATGGTATTACAAGTAATCGATAACGAAGAGCTAACTCGAAGAGAGAAAGAAGCTACTAAGAAAGCTTTAGAAGAAAGGCAAAACGAACCTCTAATTTTAGGGCTTGCTTCTCATTTACGTAAATGCTGGGACGCAGCACGTCAAGCTAAAAAACCTATAGAAAATATTATGCTCAAAGGTCTTCGCCAAAGAAACGGACAGTACGAAGCAGATAAACTTAACCAGATAAAACAACAAGGCGGCTCTGATATTTACATGATGATTACTGAAGTCAAGTGTAGAGCAGCTGAAAGTTGGCTTCGTGATATATTACTAGAGACAGGAACACCCCCATGGGATTTGCAGTCTACACCAATACCCGAATTAGAACCTAGTCAACTAGCAGAGATAGAAAGATCATTTGCTGCAGACGTTGTAACGATTGTAGAAAGAGAAGGGCAAGCACCAGATCCAGCTAGAATGGCAGAGCTTAAAGAAATGATAGCTCAAGAATATAGATTTAAATTATTGCAGGCCGCTGACAATAGAGCTCGTGGAATGAAAACTAAAATCTCTGACCAGTTTGCACAAGGTGGTTGGGGCGAATCATTCAATGACTTTATTACAGACTTAGTAACTTACCCTTGTGCTTTTATTAAAGGGCCTATTGTTCGTAGGCAAAGGAAATTAAGTTACGCAAAAGATGAAATGGGTAATACCACAGTAGAAGCTGATGAAATTATAGCACCAGAGTTTGAACGTGTAGACCCATTTAGAATGTACCCAGAGCCCGGAGTTACTAACATTAATGATGGATACTTATTTGAGCATCATCCATTAAGTCGTACAGAGTTAGCAGATCTAATAGGTGTGCCAGGTTACGATGATGATGCAATCAGAGAAGTACTAGATTATGGTAATGGTGATTCATGGATATCAGAAGATGTAGAACTAGCTAAAGATGAAGAAGAAAGAAAGTTCCACGCATTTGATAGACCTACAGAAATATATGATGCTGTAGAATTTTGGGGTAAGGTAAGCGGTAAAATGCTTGTAGAGTGGGGGCTAACTGAAGAAGAAGTACCTGATGAAGCTCGTGAGTATGATGCAAACGTATGGATGGTAGGTAATTATGTTATCAAAGCTGTACTAAACTATGACCCACTAGGTGAAAAACCATATGCTAAGACATCATTTATCAAGCACCCAGGAGCTTTCTGGGGTAAAGGCATACCAGAAATTATAGAAGATTTACAAGGTGTATGTAATGCAGCAGCTCGTGCATTAGTTAACAACATGGGTATATCAAGTGGGCCACAGGTTGAAGTTAATCTAGAAAGGATTCCACCTAACGAAGATATTACACAGATGCACCCATGGAAAATATGGCAGGTAACAAACGATCCACTAGGGTCAAGTTCTCCTGCAGTTAGATTTAATCAGCCAGCTGATAATGCAAATACACTAATGAGTGTATATGAAAGATTTAGTAAACTAGCTGACGATCATTCAGGTATACCATCGTATGTATATGGTGATTTGAATGTAAAAGGTGCTGGTCGTACAGCATCAGGACTATCTATGCTGATGGGATCAGCAGGTAAAGGTATACGTCAAGTAGTTATGCATATAGATTCTGATGTTATAAAACCTGTTGTACACAGACAGTTTGTGTATAATATGCGATATGATGAAGACGAATCCATTAAAGGAGACGTAGAGATTCTGCCAAAAGGTGCAGTTAATCTCGCAGTTAAAGAAACTGTTAATCTTCGTAGAATTGAATTCCTTAATGCAACCGCCAACCCAGTTGATATGGAAATTGTTGGTAAGGAAGGTCGCTCCTCTATTCTTAGAGAAGTGGCTAAAAGTTTGCAAATGCCTGTGGATGAAATTATTCCAACTAGGGAGAAAGGACGATACCAGGAAAGGATGGCAGCACAGTTTGGAGCGACACAGTCGCAACAAGCTCCAACACCAACCCAACCAGATGGTTCCCCAAAAGGTGGAATGGCAGCAAACACAGTTAGTAACCGTAACACTGGAGGTCAATCTTGATTAGACCAGAACCAGACGTTATTAAGGCTTTAGCTATTATGGCACGCCAACACCCTCAAACACTGGAATGGTTAGAGGGATGGTTAAACCATGAGTTGAAGCAGCTACCTAATGTTACTCAAAACGTGTCACTTGCACAGGGGCGGTGTCAAGTTTTGAAAGAGATATATACAGTAATAAAAGAGTCCCCTGATAATGCAGCAAAGTCATGACGACAGCTGTTAGTTAACGCATACCGTTAGGAGCGAAACATTATGGCAATACCAAAGCAAGTTCAAAAGCAATCTGAGGATGTACAAGCATTGTATAAAGAACTCAACAATGAAACAGCAGAATCTAATGCTGGTTTGGAATCAGGAGAAAAAGAGCCTGAAGAAAAACAAGCTGAGGCTTTTACTGAAGTAGTAGCTGAGTCGCAGGCCGACAGTGTCGAAGAGCAAGCAACTGAGTCTGTAGCTGAAGAGCACAGCGAAACAGACAAAGAAGAAAAAAAGGAAACATGGGAACAAAAGTATAGAACGTTACAGGGCATGTATAATAAAGAAGTTCCAAGCTTAAATGCACAGAACAGAGAATTAAACAGTCGTGTATCCCAGTTAGAATCTTTACTAAGCGAGATGAATAAAGTAGAAAAGCCAGTTGAAAAAGAAGTAACAGTTGAAAAATTAATTACTGATGCTGAAATGGAAGACTATGGTGATTCTATTGAAATCATGCGTAAAGCAGCTAAAGAAGAAATAGCGGGACAATTGGGTCGTGTTAAACAGCTGGAAGCAGAAATAGCAGCGTTGAAAGGTGTTGTACCACAAGTACAGCAAGTTCAACAGCAACAAAAAACTAATTCTGAAAAACAGTTTTGGGATACTTTAAACCATCAAATACCTAATTGGAATGAGACTAATAGCAATCCAGATTTTCAATCTTGGCTTTTAGAGGTAGATCCACTAACAGGTATTAACCGCCAGACACATTTAGAAGACGCACAGCGTAAACTAGATGTTGGTAGAGTTATAAATTTCTTTAGAACTTTTGAAGGTGTAAGTGGTATTGGTAATAGTGCTCGTGAGAAAAATGCTACGCAATCTGCTGAATTACAAAAGCAAGTTGCTCCGGGACGAGGACGTGCTGGACAACCTGTAACTAATGATGCTAAAACTTATTCACCTAAAGACATCGAAAAATTTTTTAAAGATGTTAGAACAGGTAAGTATAAGGGAAGAGATGATGAGCGTGGCAGAATGGAACGTGACATTTTCGCTGCACAGCGAGAAGGTCGCATAGTTAATTAATAGTAAAAGGAGGCTATTATGGCTTTTGCAACATCATCAGGTCATCCTAATTATACAGGTAATTTTATACCTGAAATATGGTCTGGTAAATTAATTGAGAATTTCTATGATGCAACTGTATTATCAGCAATCTCAAACACCGATTACGAAGGTGAAATTCGTAATATGGGAGATACGGTCAATATCCGTACAACTCCTGAAATAACAATTCAAACCTATGTTAAGGGTCAAACTCTTACAGTAGAGAATCCTGACAAAGCTAAACTACAATTGCTAATCGACAAAGGCGAATACTTCGCTTGTGTTGAAGACGATGTAGATGAAGTACAATCAGATATTGCTATGATGGATCAATGGTCTAAAGACGCTTCAGAGCGTATGAAGATTAAAATTGACCAAAGAGTATTAACTGATTTGTTACCTGACGTATCTGCAAGTAACAAAGGACAAACAGCTGGAGCAATCTCTGGTAACATTGACCTTGGTGTAGCAGGTACTCCAGAGGCACTTACCACTACAAACGTAATTGGTAAAATTGTCGATATGGGTACAGTTCTTGATGAAGCTAACTGTCCTGAAACAGGGCGTTTTCTTGTAATACCTGCAAAAATGGCTGGCTTAATCAAGCAATCAGATCTTAAAGATGCATCTATTACTGGTGATGGAAACTCACCATTAAGAAATGGTCGTCTAGGTATGATTGACAGATTTACAGTTTATGTAAGTCACAATTTATATAAGAACGGAAGTGAGTTCAGCGTAATTGGCGGACACACAATGGGGTTCACATTTGCGTCACAAATGACAAACATGGAAACAATCCGTTCAGAAACAACTTTCGGTAACATCATTCGTGGCCTTCAAGTTTACGGTTATAAAGTCGTTAAACCAGAAGCTCTTGCTACAATGATTGTAACTGTATAACCATAGGAGATAATTAGATATGGCTACTTATAACGATGGTAAAGGTTACAAACTTGGTACTGGTGCAGCACACGTTGCTAAAGGTATAAACAAAGTTTCAACCATTAGCGTGGAGCTAGACTTCGCAGCAATTACTACAGCACGAGCAGCAGCAGGGCTTACAGCTCTTGCAGCGGCTGATGTACTTGAAGTAATCAGGGTTCCTGCAAACACATACGTCACTAACGTGGCTTTGAATGTGACAACTGCTGAAGGCGGAACATTGACTGTTGATGTCGGTGATGGCGGTAACCCAGATGGATATCTTGACGGTGTTAATGCTAATGCTACAGCAGCATACCTCACTGTTGCAGGTACAGACGCTTATGAGTCTGGTAGATTTTACACAGCAGCTGATACGATTGACGTTGTTCTTAACAATGCTGCGGATGCAGCGGTTATGACTTTGACAGCCGTAATGGTTGATTGTTCAGAGTAAAATGTAACAATGGTCGGGGGGTAACTTTAACCCCCCGATTACCTAAAAGGAGAAATAAATGGCAGGAAGATGGTTAAGAAATACAAAAGATGGTGAGGTCTATGGGTGGAACCAAATACTCGCAGATAACCCATTAACTGAAGAAGTCACTGAGGAACAAGCTTTTCCAGAAAAATTTTTACCTAAAAAACAAAAAGGTAGAAAAACAAAGGTAAATTTAAAAACAGAAGTGATTCCTGAAGAGGAAAAAGCTGTTAATATAGAGTTAGCTGAAGAAGCTACAAAAGGATTAGAATTTTAAAATGATTTTAAATGATGTCATTACTGAAGTTAGAAGGCTAATACAGGATGAAAATACTCCTCAAAGGTATTCTGATACAGTACTTTTAGGGTTTGCAAACCAAGCTCTTAAACGTATTTCAGTATTGAGGCCAGACTTATTTGCATATATGGGTACAGTTACATGTACTGAAAATGAGGTATTACAATCTGCCCCTAGTGATTCTATAAGACTTATAGAAGTATTTTCTGTTGTAGGTGGTAATGGAGTAACAGAAACAAATAGAGAAATTTTAGATCAATCGTATCCACAATGGATTAACGATGCAGCAGGTGCATGTAGAAATTTTATGAGGCATGCTAGAAACCCAAACAAATTTTTTATATACCCAAAAGCTCCAGCTTCTCAGGTATTAAAAGTAGAGTACTCTCAATCTCCTCCTACTTATGATGGGACAACTACAGTAGCTTTACTACCAGATGCTTTTCTACCAGCTGTTGTAGATGGGACAGTATATCTAGCTGAGTCTATTGATAACGAGCATGTCAATTCAGGTAGAGCAGAATTATTTTTGAAATCATTTACACAAGCATTAGGAGTTTCTGCTTCTAATAGAATATTTACAGATACAGAAACTGCAGGTTTACAGCCAGTAAACAAGCAAAAGATTGAGGAGGACCTCACATAATGGCAGGAACAAGAAATTTTTCAGATATAGTAAATAGATTACTACCAAGTGTTCCAGGATGTCCGACACCTGTTGTAGAGAATTATGTTCGGGATGCTGCGATAGAAGCATGTGAACGTACTCTAGCGTGGCGGTATGAACAACCAAGAATACGTTTGACTGTGGGAGCTCACGATTATGCATATGAGTCTCCATCAGATGCTGAAGTACATGCATTTATTACAGCTACAGTAAATGATGAAATATTAGAGCCAGTAACTTTAGATAAGTTATATGAGTTATATCCTAAATGGCCTAATCAACCTACTGATAATAGGGCAAAACCTAGATATATAGCTCAGTTAGACCCCGATCATTTCTCAGTAGCACCAGTACCAGATAGTGCTGAGACTTATGATATAAGAATGATTGTATGTTTAAAACCATTGAGATCAGCAACAAGTATGGATAAAACAGTTTTAGATGAATTAGAAAATGTTATCATGCATGGAGCACTACAGCATTTGTTGGTATTACCAGATAATAGCTGGAGTGATAGAGAATTAGCTTCATATCATGCAAAACAGTTTGCATTTAAATTATCGGAGCGTAGAGCTAGAGCTAATCTTGGTGCTGGAAGAGCATCCATGAGAGTTCAAGGACAACCATTTGGGTAGTAGACTATGGCAGATGTAATTAAATTAGTAAAAGGAGATGAGTTACCACTCATACAATTGACATTAAACGATGATGTGGCTAATACTGCATTAGACTTATCAGCGGCTACTACTTCAGTATCAGTAAAGTTTAGAGCTGTAGGTGGGACATCAGTATTATCAACGATTAGCTGTGCAAAAACTAATGATGGTTCTGATGGTAAAGTACAATTTAATTTTACTAGTGGTGAATTAGATGTTGATGAAGGCTCATATGAAGGTGAAATAGTAGTTAACTTCAATGGTAATTTACACACTGTATATGACCTACTAAAGTTTAGAGTAAGAAGTAACTTCTAATGGCTAATATAAGACTTGTATCCGCTATTGCCGCAACGGCTATATCATTTAGCGTTAGTGTTAATAGTGTTAGTTCTGTAGTTAGTGATGGTAATAAGATATCAGCTACAGTAAATACTTCTAGGCTAGGTATAAAAGCTTTTGAATTAGTACCAACACGTAAGAAATTTGATTCAGTATCTATAACTGACTCCCCAGTTCTTGAAATTAGTTTGATTCCTGGAGATTCTGTTACATCTTCAGATAGCGACCCAGTATTTGATGCTCAGCTAGTTAAGTCTGATTCAGTAACAATAACTGATACACCAAATAAGATAATAAATTCTTCAGTAGATTTTGACCCAAGTGATGATGATGTTGATCCAGACCCTATAAATGTTACCGATTCTGATGCTAAAACAATAACACCTGCAGGTAAAACAGATTCAGTATCAGCCTCTGATTCACCAGCATTACAGCCAGATATACCACAATCTGACAGCGTAACGGCATCTGAATCTAATATAAAAACTATAAATACTGTCCCTACTGATTCAGTATCTGTGTCTGAGTCTGATGCAAAAACTATAAATACTGTCCCTACTGATTCAGTATCTGCATCTGAGTCTGATGCTAAAGAGTTTACGACTAGTAGGTCTGATTCAGTAACTATGTCTGAATCTTCAATTTTACAACCAAGTATAGTTAAGGCTGATAGTGTTATACCATCGGATGCTGTAAATTCTATAACTGTAGATTTAGTATCTACAGACAGTGTTTCTGCGTCTGAGAGCATAAGTACAACACTTACTCTTGGGGTTACAACACCTATGTATCCAGAACTTGTTAACATATCTGATGGTACAGTCGGGTTTATATTTACTAGAGATGAGCCTAATACAGGTATCATTGGTGGACCTGGTTATGTAGGGCAAATCATAGTTAACGATGATAAAATAACAGAAGGCGATTCATCCAACGCTGGACTTGTTGTCACATTCCATTATACTGATGTTGATGATAGTTCGTTGGGTGGACATGTATGTAATGCTACTCCACTTTCAGCTGGAGCTAATACTTAAGGAGACGGATGAATGATTAATGATTTAATTAAAGTAACAGGCGAACTTAAAATTACTGTTACTAATCCAGAAGGAAACGTAAAGCAAGAAGTTGTAGTACCTAATTTAGTTGTTACCACAGGTAAAAACTTAATTGCGTCTAGATTAAAAGATACTACAGATGCTGCTATGTCACACATGGCTATTGGTACAGATTCAACTGCGGCTGCAGCTGGCGATACTGCACTAGGTAGTGAGGCAGGGCGTGTTGCTCTTACTTCTACTACTGTAACTACAAACTCTGTTGCCTACGTAGCATCATTTGGTGCTGGTACAGGTACAGGTGCTATTACGGAAGCTGGATTATTAAATGCAAGTTCAGGTGGTACTCTATTGTGTAGAACTGTATTTTCTGTGATAAACAAAGGTGCGGCTGATACATTAGGGATTACATGGACTGTGACTGTAAGCTAAAACAAAGGGGCTTTAAATGACAATAAAGTTTACTAATAATGCTATATCTACATTAGCGTCTGGCATTACAAATTCTGATACAAGTATAACTGTTGTATCTGGTGGTGGATCAAAATTTCCATCCTTAACAGGCAGTGAATATTTTAGAGCAACTCTTATAGATGCATCAAATAATTTAGAAATTGTAAAAGTTACGGCTAGATCCGGTAATGTATTAACTGTTACTCGTGCACAAGAAAGTACGACAGCTAGAGCTTTTTCTACTGGCGACAGAATAGAACTTAGGATTACAGCACAATCTCTACTCGATGCTGCTACTACCCTTACATCATTAGCGGCTGATTTAGATTTAAACTCAAATAATATTACGGGTACAGGTGCTATATCTTGTAGTGGTGATTTGACTATTGATACATCTACATTAAAAGTAGATTCTACAAACAACAGAGTAGGTATAGGAACTGCAAGTCCTGCTAATTTATTAGAAGTAGAAAACACAGGTGGAGATGCTGGAATGAATATATCAGCAGCAAACACAGGTGTAAGTTATATAAACTTTAAAGATACAAATGACCCAGATGTAGGACAAATAGCTTACTATCACTCTGACAATAGCATGAGATTCAAAACAAATGACGCTGAAGACATGAGACTAGAATCAGATGGCGACTTACATGTAGATGGAGATGTTATTGCTTTCTCAACTACAATATCAGATGTTGCATTAAAGTCTGATATAGAGTTAATACCTAACGCATTAGATAAAATAGATGAAGTCAGAGGTGTTACATTTACAAGACACAATGGACAAAAGTCTGCTGGAATCATTGCACAAGAATTAGAAAAAGTTTTACCTGAAGCTGTTAGAGAAAAAGAACTTAAACTTGTAGATGGTAAGAAATATAAAACAGTAGAGTATGACGCTATACATGGTCTTTTAATTAACTGTATTAAGGAACTCAAAGAGGAAATTAAGGAGTTAAAAAGTGCCTTTAGTAAGTAGTGGTCAAATAAAACTTAGTGATATTAGGAATGAGTTTGGTTTAGGCTCGGGTCAAATAGCTATGTCATCTCTATATGGTAAAGGTAATGCAGCTGCAAGTGGACAGATACAAATGGCTGCCAACTTTTATGGTACATCAAACATTACTTATTTAGCAGACGGTACTGTAACTGCTGGTAGAGTATTAGATAAAGCTTCTAAATATTTTTATGGTAGACATGAAAACACACCTAACTCAAATTCTAACATTGGTAGTTTTAGTTTAAGCACAAATACAATAGGGTTGAACAGGGCATATCAAGCTCCTATTAGTGATACTATAATAACCACAGGAACTCAACCAACTACTTTTAGAGTTACAGGTGATAGAATGGATATTGATACTGTAAAACTTGGAAGTACAACTAAAAGAAGAAGATATGGTGAGATTGATTTTAGTACATCAGGTACTGACAAAAATATTACAGGATCTTTTCCTATAATGAATCTCAATTCAACTTATGATGTTGAGATAGTAAAATTTGCAGATGATGACCCATTTTGTACTATGACATTTCAAGTCAGTAACTGGACATCTACAACTGGTAAAGGGGAGACTTTATATCACAGGGGGTTTAACTTAAATAGTAGCGTCCTGAATAGTTTTGGTAATAGAGGTTCTGTAACTTCAGGTACAAATTCAGTTAGAAATCCTGAAAACAATTCTCAATATACTACAGTAATATCTGTACATGGAACAAATGCTACAGCCCAAGAAGTTGGTGGTGGTTATAGTGGGAAAATAGAGGTAACAGGTAGTGATGCTAATGGTTTGAAAGACAGAATGAGATTTTTTGTGCTGTCAAGAAATAATGATAATAAAACGTATGTTTACAGAATAAGTAGTTTAGGAACATCAGATTTTGAACCAAGTGGGGCAGATACTTATAGGACAATCTCAGCAGGGAATAGTTCTTACCTTTTAGACGAGGCTAATAATGTTTTATATAATTTTTTAAATAGCACTAGTGCAACATACACATTAAAAATAGTTTGAGGTAGGTTTATGGCAATAACATTTGAAAGAGCAGATACAATAGATGACACACTGTTTGATAGTTTATTCCAAACATCATTAGATGATATTAAATCAGGTACATTATTGTATCCTAGTACATTAAGTACTGATGACCAAATAAAAGAATGGACTAAAGAACAGTTTAACTATGAGGCAGTAAGTAGGCACGGTATTTTAGTTAAGAAAGACGGAAACCCTATTAATTGGATAGTAGGTAATCATAATCCATTAGATACTTTTGTTTGGGCATGGGTTTTAAATGGTACAGTAAACGGGAGTAAAGCAGTATTTCATAGTGCAGAATGGCACACAGCACATAGAACATATCAGGAATCTATAGGTGTATCTAAATATATAATTACTTGTGTTAAAGACAGTAGAGTAGATACATATTTTCAAAGATTACAAACCGATGGTGTGTGTTTAGGCACATATACAAGAGAAATAAATGATGATTCCCCTAACAATGTTAGACATTGTTGGGAGTATTAGTGGGAATTTTAACTTCAATATATTGGATTTTTCTAGCAAGTGTTCCTTATTGCTTGTACGTTTTAACATGGGAACAACTATTAATATCCTACATTATGTTTTGGTTTTTAGGTGATTGCATACATGGATTATTCTTACACAGATATGCGGCTCACAAATTGTGGAATCCACCTGTATGGTTACAAAATGTGCTAACAATGTTTTCTGTAGGTAGTCTTACAGGCACACCAATAACATGGAGTGCTTGGCATAGAACTCATCATCACTATGCAGATACAAAAAAAGACCCTCATAGTCCTAAGTATTGTTCAGTACCTTATATGATATTTATGAGTTATTACCATTATGCTGAACCTAAAAGATGTATAGATTTATTTAGAAATAAGTTTGTAGCTCATGTAACTAAACATATAGGACTTTATGCTTTATCTATTAACTTGATATTGTTGTCGTTACTAGGTTTAGAGATGTATTTATATTTGTGGTTACTGCCTAGTGCTATGACCAATGCTATTACTAACTATGGTATCAATGTAATGTGTCATCAAGAAGATGGAATCAAGAATAGACCTATACTTTACCCTTTAATATTTAATGAAACACACCACAAGAACCATCATATCAAACCAGAATTAAGATATTACAAGTTTGATATTTGGGTTTCTATTATAACTTTGCTAGGATGGACTAATGAAAGAAGCAAGAAAGATACAGTTATTAGCGTTACTTAATACCATAATAGCTATTACAGGTTCAATAATGTTTCCTGAATATATTATTTATGGAGTTGCTGCATGGTTTTTTGTTATGATATTTAGCGTTAATATTGCAATGCACAGATTTGTATCTCATAGGTCATTTGAAACTACACCATTTAAAACAAAATTATTAAAATATTTATCAATACCATGCGGATTTGGTAGCCCATTATCATGGACAGCTATGCACAGATATCATCATAGATATAGTGGTGGTATTAAAGATAATGAAGCACCTCACAATATTGGTTATGTTAGAGCATGGCTTACCCTATATGATCCAATAACTGTACCTAAAACAATGGTCAAAGACATACTCAAAGATAAAGATTATATGTTTATTACTAAACACTATTGGAAGATGTTATTAGGTTATGCTTTTGTACTTTATTTGATAAACCCAATGTTGGGTATATTTGCATTTAGTTTTCCTGCAGCCTGTGCTTATCAAGCAGCAGGTGCATTTGCAGTCATACCACACTCTAAAAAGTTTGGTGGATATCAAGTAGTAGAGCCAAGAGGTGATGATAAGTCTTACAATAGTATATTAGCTAGTCTATTATCTTGGGGTGAGGGTTGGCACAATTATCATCATACAATATCGAAAGATTACAGACATGGACACAAATGGTGGGAGTTAGATCCACCTGCTTTTTTTATAGAGAAATTGTTTTTAAACAGGTAGAATACGCATATGACAGTTAAAGTTACAAATAACGGATTTAGCACATTATCAGCAGGTATTACAGATTCTGCTACAACTATTACTCTAGCTTCAGGTGAAGGATCTAGATTTCCTACCTTAAGCACTGATGATTATTTTTATGGGACTCTTATAGATACTTCAAACAATCTTGAAATTGTTAAAGTTACAGCTAGGTCAACCGACTCTTTAACTGTAGTCAGAGCACAAGATAATACATCAGCTAGGGCGTTTTCTACTGGGGACAGATTTGAATTAAGACCTGTAGCTAAGTTATTTGAAGATATATCAGAAATGGGGGGCGGTGCTACTGGCGGTGGTACAGACAAAGTTTTTAATGAAAACTCAAGGACAGTTACAACAAGTTATACTTTATCAACTGGTAAATCAGCAATGTGTGTTGGACCACTTACAATCAATTCAGGGGTTACAGTAACGATCCCATCAGGAGAGAGGCTAGTTATACTATGACAGTTAAAATTAATGCAGATACAAGTGATGGATTAAAGTTTGTATCAGATACAAGTGGTGAAATAGACCTACAAACTAATGGTACAACTAAAGTACACATGGATAGTAGTGGTAATTTAACATTAGAACACCCTGACACTCCATCAATAACTTTTACTGACACAACAAATACAGTAACAGGGCAAATATCAGCAGGGAATTCAGATTTTAACATACAAACAAACACAGACCATTCTATTGATATAAGACCAAACAATGTCAGAAGTATGCAATTATTTGATGACACATGGATAGCATATACTGGTGGCACAGAACGTATGAGAATAGATTCTGATGGTGATTTGCTAGTAGCAACAACAAGCAATATAAGTTCATCAGGTGGTGCATTTCAGGTAAAAAGCAGAAATGGTAGTGAACATGTTGCATCATTTCAAAATGGAGTTTCTAATGGTGGTTGGGGTATTCCTTTTTTTAATGTAGCTGGTAGTGAGGTCGGCAGTATTCGTTGGACAGCATCTGTAACAAACTTTAATACGTCATCAGATTACAGACTAAAAGAAAATGTCAATTATACATTTGATGCAACAACAGAAGTTAAAAGATTAAAACCTTGTAAGTTTAATTTCATAGGTGAATCAGAAACAGTAGAGGGATTTCTTGCACATGAAGTTTCAGATGTTGTACCTGTAGCAGTAACAGGAACAAAAGATGCAGTTGATGATAATGGTGATGCAATCTATCAAGGAATAGACCAAAGTAAACTTGTACCTTTACTAGTCAAAACAATACAAGAATTAGAAGAAAGAATTACAGCATTGGAGAATAATTAATGGCAATCATTTTACATGGTACAAAAAATGATAATACAGATTTATTAATATCAGCACCATCTTTTAGTGCAAGAATTTCATCTAACCAATCTGTTTCAGCTACTACTTGGACAAAAATGGCTTGTGCAACAGAAATGTGGGATACAGATTCTAAATATGACAATGCTACAAATTATAGATTTACACCTACAGTAGCAGGATACTATATGTTTAGTATGGGCAATAGAGGTTCATCTTCAACAACTAATGCTGTTGCTCTTTATAAAAATGGAGCAGTTTATAGAAGAAGTATTGTAGAGGGAATGAAATATCCAAGATTAAATGTTTTAGTTTATGCTGATGCAGATGATTATTTTGAGTGTTATGGTTACACATCAGGCACATCTTTTGAAGTAACAGAAGATGATAATTGGTTTCAAGCACACTTTATAAGGAAAGCATAATGACACTAGTAGAAAAAATTAAATCATTAAGACCAAATATAACAGATGCAGATTTTATGGATAACATAATTGTACAAAATGATTCAGATGGTCGTGGAGATTACATAGCACAATGGAATCACCCAACAGAATCAAGACCTACAGATGAGGAATTAGCATAATGGCAAGTATAAAATTAACAGGTGATACGAGTGGTGAGATCACAATCTCAGCACCTGCTGTAGCAGGAACTAATACTCTTACTTTACCTTCAACTACAGGTACAGTTGGAATTGTTGGACCTGCATTTAGAGCATATCAATCATCTGCTCAATCAGTAACAAGTAACGTATTTACTAAAATATCATTTGATACAGAAGTGTTTGATACAGCAAGTTGTTATGACACATCAGTTTCTAGGTTTACTCCCAATGTAGCAGGATATTATTATATTAAAGGAATGGTTAGATATACAGGAACAAGTGATGGTAAAGTGCTAGTAGCAAGAATCTATAAGAATAGTTCAAATGATACAGGTTTTGAAGGAAGCTCATCTGCCTCTCAATCATCAACACAAACTAGTGCATTGTTACACTTAAATGGCTCATCTGATTATGTTGAGTTTTGGTCATATCATAATTATGGAGTAGCTACCAATACAGCAGTATTTGGAAGTGCTACTGTTACATTTCAAGGTTTTTTAGTGAGTGCAACATAATGACATTAGTAGAAAAGATATTAGAATTAAGACCAAATTTAACGATAGATGACTTTATGCCTGATACAGGCACAATAGTTTTACAAGATGATAGCAATGGTCAAGGTCCATACATAGCACAATGGAATCACCCAACTGAAACACAACCAACAGAAGAAGAACTAAGTTAATGAAAAGAACTCCACTACTTATGTACCCCAACGGAACTTTTGCTAGAAGTAGTGTTATGGTTGAGGGCTGT